CAATGCAATGTCTGAACCATATTGTATGTAGTATCCCCATGCGAATGCTGAATACTTAGTACCATGCAAAGATTTATAAGAAAGTTCTAAGTCTTCTGCGTCTGACTTAAATGTAGGTGAGAAATAGAACTTGATGGTATCTGCTACACCTGTAAGAACAATATACATTTTTAAGCTTGTATCTACACCCATGCGATTGATTGCAGGTTGCCGATACTTCTCATCATAGATAGCCTTAGCTTCCTTGCGCATGATCATTGTTTCCGTTTCTCTGTGCTTGGATGCAAGGTTCTTCATTTCAGACTGCATATCTCTTGTTGCTACAGTTTTAGCAATACGCATCCAACTGTTGAACATTTTTTTTATGTAGTATTTCTTGTTATCCAAATACACATACTGAGTAGTTACATTAGTAACTGTGCGTTCTGTACCTTCAATGATGAATATATCACCAATGGTTGCCTTGTTTTTACTCAAGGTCTTTACGGGTTCAAATGCTTTCATCTCTTTTGATTTAAAATGTACTGTGAATAGCACAATGCCATTAACAATACGGTGATTACTATTTCCTTCATGGGAATTAATTTTAGGGGTTAGCGGTATAGGAGGGAATCGAACCCACACACATAGCAGTGTTGCTACAGCTCTACCAGTTGAGCTTACTATACCTACCATCTGGGTTGCAGACAGTATTAATATTCAGGACCTAAGTCGATCCATTCACCACCTTCATAGATCTCAAGGTCATGGATAAATCCATCTTGACCAAGAACCATACGCTGGTTGTCATAGTTCACGGCAATCTTGCCATTAGGTAATTTAAATACCTCTGGCTTTTCATCACCATTAATTCGCAAGACATTCTTGATGAAGCGCATTTCAGAATAGCTAAAGCTATCTGTTGTTGCAATGTGCTTAGGCACGCCTGACTGCATTCCAAACGCAGCCATTATTAAAATAAGTAATTTCATTTGATTTAATTTAGATAAACTTTTTTTTCTGTAAGAGAACTATGATTTCATTGGCTTCTTTTTCCGCCCATGTTATCATTTCTTCTTCGTGGGAATCCCAACAGCCATTATAAATTAACCCAGCCATGTGCATACACTCGTGCATCACGCAGGTGTAGACTTCATGATTACTATAGTTATTTTGCAATGAACCTATGTTTAGGAATATAAACGGTAAAGGATTTTTGTCAAGATTTTTATCTCTTGGATGATAATTGCATAGACCATCAATATACGATCCGCCTTCAGCAATTCTTTTTTCTGCTCCAGCAAGCGATAATCCATGCATAGATGATACACCGTAATGGTAGAATATTTGCTTAGCATCTTTACCAAGGATTAATTGATAGCTACCTCTGTCAATTACAACTGTAGGACATGCTAATCTTGTTCGTGTGTTAAGAATATACACGATAAGTACTACCCACACAACGGTGAGCAGTACTATAGGGCCGATAGTATTAAATACTTTTTCCATCGGTAGTTTGATTTGTGGAGCCATAAGCATCACAGTGCTGGTAGTGACTACTTGCACATGATGTAGCTGCCAATAAGATAAGGGTTACAAAAGCTGTGAGTAAAATTACTCTGGGTACAATAGTTGTTTTCATTTGTCTAAAGGTTTTTAAAATGAAGTGAATAAAAATGGAGGAGCATAAGTTGCATCATCTCCTCCAGTATACTGAGCCTAGATGCGTAGGCTACTCAGTTGGATAATCGGGTTGATCTCTTGGATCTTCCTGAGTTTGCATAAATACATTGGCATTAACACAATCTTTGTTATGGAATAGTGTTACGCTGAGTATTTGTTGTGCTTGATGTGCTGTGAGATCTTTGTGTATTTGCACATGTTCTCTGTCGAAGTGTAAGATAACTGTCCACATACTACTTGTCTTTAGGAGTGTAAGTATTTTCTGCTACGTCTTCTGAGAACCTGTTAATCACAGATTTCATTGGTCTTACAGATACTTTTGTTGCATTCCTTATAGAAGAGAATACTATAGAGAGTAAGAAGACTAATTCAAACCCTAATGTAGTAGCTGACCAAGTGCTGAAGTCTATCCAGGCGTTGTAGTGATAACCGTAGAATGATTGTTGTATTGCTAATCCTACGGAGAGATTAGCAGTGACTCTGCTAAGAATGGTTATTGTTTTCATATAACTATATTATTATGACTAATTAGTGATTTTGAGCACTATGCTCTTTTAAAGATTTAAGGAGGCGGTAATCTTACTCATGCACAAAAGAACCCATTATACATAAAAAATACCCTAATGACGTTTGTGTGATGTCATTAGGGTACTATAATGGCATGGTATTGTTGCACTAGAAAAGAGAATAGCGTTAACTGACTCCTTATCAAGCCGTTAAGAGGCCTTATAGGGACTTAAAAGTCTACACCTGCACTGTATCCGCACTTAGCGAGAAATGGAGCTTCGCATACTACTATACACTTAGTCTTTTCCCATTTGACTAGGAATTGAATTTGGTGTGTTAGTGCTAGCAGACGAAAGTCATAGTATTCTCTGCTTGTCATTGTGCATTCCACAATGAAGTTTTCTGAGTAATCTGTTTTGTTTTGTGACATTTTGTGATAGTATTTAATTAATAATTAGACACTTCCCCTTCCTGATGATAGTAACTTACCAGTTTTTTGGGAGTGGTGTGAATGTGGGCTACTAATTTCGCGGAAGTCTGAAACGAAGAGTTTCAGCCCACGGAGTGTTGCCCGCGGCAGCGAGCCAAGGTATAGCCAGGCGCGTAGGATCTGCAAGATCCTGTTAGCCGACACCATGCATACTATGGGCTAGTAATCCCCAGGAGTCTGAACCTGGGTTCAGCCCTCGGAGAGCAAGGGTTGCCCAACGGCAGGGCGAAGCCCTTATAAGAGTTGATCGGGAAGAAGCCCAGGCGGCAGAAACCGAAGAGGTTTCAATGAGCCGACACAATGCTTTTTTGGGTGTGGTTACTGTAATCTTAACACTCTGATTTTCAGGGTGTGAGTCACAAACCTACACACGGTGGATACCGTGCGGGTGTGGTGATAGTAACCACAAAAAAATAATGCCTGTCACTCCGAAGAGCAACAGGCGTTATCTTATTATCTCTTGCGTAATTCAGCAAGCATTGCACGAGCATCAGCAACACGGTCTTCACGGTCAAGGTTACGAATGTCCCTAACTTTCAACTTGGAAGCCTTTGCAATGCGTAGCATTTCAAGGTTTTCCTTAGCCTTGTCAAGTTTCTCCAAAGCAAGCATTGCCTGAATTGGTTCGCAGAATGACTTAGCAATGGTACCACGCGAAGGGTTTTCTTGGTTGTTGTTAGGAACCAAATAAGAACCGTTTGTAGACAACAGCTTGAATGAGTCAACTCCGTGGTAGTGGAATGGAATCATATCCCCAATCTTTATTGCACCTGAAGCGAAGCAATCAGATAAAGCAAGGTCGCCTGCAATGACAACTTTCTTATCGCCAAAGGCAAAGTGGAAAGAATAACCGTCAGAGTGAACAAGTTCTAAGTCCATAGTATAGACAATAGTACCGTTAAGAGCAGTGCGTGGTGTAATACCATTAGCAACTAACTCAACAGAAGCGACAGCAGGAGCATCTTCAAGATTGATTGAATGCAATTCGGCTAATGCTGTAAGAGCATCAGCGTCCATAGCTTGCAAATCTTTCTTAAAGATTTTGTTGTCTTTGCAGATTTGTTTTTGAGAAAAGATTTTCTCAACTAATTCTGCTTGGGTAAAAGTGGAAGTATTTTCCATGGTAAATTTTGCGTTTTATACCCGCACGGTTTTAAAAAAGGATAACACATTTATCTGTTGGCTGTGTAGACACCAATGCTTTAACAAACTACGAAGAGTAAGACAGCCCGTAAGGGGAAAAAGCACCGAAGGGGTGAATTTACATTTGAGGCTGAGTACTGGTGTGTTGCGAACCGCGTAGTGCCGAAGCATGAGGCTGCTCGCGGTGAGCAAAGAGAGAAAGATAAAAAAAGCGTGCGCAGCACACCGTTTGAGTGAATGATTGGGAGCTGTTGTGAATACATTTGAGGTGGGAGTGATAGTAAACACAATGTCCCCACCAAAAAAAAGGTAAGGGCCGAAGCCCTACCCTTAATATCCTTCTGCATATCTTGCATCAAACATTACCTGTGTAACTTCTTCAGGGTGTATGTTTAGATTGAATGCAACTTCATTTACATACTCTTCATTCTCTGGGTTATCAACAGAGTTAATGCCATAGGCATCACAGTGTTGATAAGTAGATTTGCAAGAAGTTAATGCTGCAATAGCAATACAGATAATGAATGTGTATAGGTAGAACATACCTACTGAGGCTTGACGTTTCATAAGCTTTTAATTTTAAAAGTTCCCATTCTGTGAGAACCTTGGTTTAACAATTGTTTTTTCTTCCACAAGCACAATGCTTTATTGTAGAAGGTGAATGACTCCACAACTGTAGAGCCATTCAAGTATTGTAGTTGGTACATTACCAAACAAATTCAGGCTCACATAATTCTATGTGAGATTGTGTAAGGTCTGCATCCTCTATGTTTGACACATAGTCTTGACACTCACTAAGAGTGCCCTGAAATTCTTCTTGAGTTTCCATACCTGAAAACCCAAGAAATACTGAGTAAATATCTTTAGACATAATTTTAATCTTTAAGTGTGATAATGAATACTAAACCAAATACTGCAGACATAATGCCTGCAAGTATTTGATTATTTAATTGTGGAGCTGTGAATGCCGTCACTCCAAACGCCAATGTTATCAGTCCGATGAACACTAACCATGTTACCTTCTCCATTACTTTGCAGGGATTAAGTCAAACATGTACAGTGTACCAACCAACATCAACATTGAAAGAATGAATCCTGACCACAGGATCCATTCTCTTTGTTTCTTTAACACTTTCATTACTTTTTAAATAAAGGGTAACGAGCGTGAATAAGAAACATGATTGCACTAAGGCACATCGCTGAACTACCCATTACAAAGGTGTCCAAGTTAGAAGCAAAGCATGCCTCGTAACAGCTCACCCCACACATGGCAGTGAGCAATAAAGAAAAGATTGTGTTCATAAGAATTTTTTTTAAGGGTTTATATGACCGAAGGGCTAAATTTACATTAAGAGGTGGTCATTCTAGTTGAGTACATACATCATCTAACCACTCCTGGTGTGTCTGTGTCTGCTTGTCAGGACATGTGCTTCCGTGTCCTGGTGTGGTGCGAGCTTGCGAGCACAGGCTCTGCTCTCCTCTGCACAGACCTCTCTCCCCTGGAACTTTTTCTTGGATCCTGTTGTGATTTTTCTTTGGACTTGTTTTTTTATGGGGGGTAGCACCCTCCAGCTGATTGACGGGGGGCTAAAGGACTAGGGATGTTCCCCACATCATCATACATTATATTTCTAGTTTACCCATCATTATACTCTCCAATTCTATATTACCCAAATTTTGTATTTTTGTCTATGGACTATTCAAATATGTGGTGGAATGATGCCATGGAGATCCCTCTAATGGCTAAACATGTGCAGATAATAAAGCATTTTGAGAAGAAGTATGGTGTAAAAGTTAACAGAGATATAACTTTTGGAGAATCTACACTCATATCTGAGATGGTAACTAAGATCAAGTTTTTAAAAGTTAGGAAGGTAATTGATACCAACAAAGCTAGTACGTTGTTTAGGTTAGTCTGCAGTACGGATCAGGAGAGTATGCAAATGGGATTAGACATGATACAACAGCTTTTGGCCAAAGCTAGAAAAAAGTGTGTATGAATTGTTACGGGTTGTATCTGTAAGAGAAAGTTTATTATATTTGTTTTTATAAAACAATCGGATCATGGCAAAAATGGGATTACAAGGTACGAACACTAGAGTTTCTGTTAAAGTTACTAGACCAGGTGTTCACTCAAAGACCAAAACCTCAAAGTCTAAGACTAGCAAAAACTACAAGAAGGCTTATAAAGGTCAAGGCAAATAATATTCCGCTTCTCTCTCCAGGCGGGCTACGGTGTGACCACACAGTTGCACAGAACCCTTACGAACTTCTACCCTCGTAAGGGTTTTTTTCTTCCTAAATATACTAATATAGGGGGGACATCAAAAACCTAGCAATGACGGGGGGTATAGAGAATAGGCTGCACCCAAATAGGTGCAAAAACACGCAAATAAAAGAAAAATTGCACCAAAAAGGGTGCATTATTCAATTATCTTTACTAGATTTGTGTCATGATAAAGCCGGTAATTAGGAAAGTTAAGTTAGAACAAGGCATTGCTGATGTTTCTACTGGAGAAATCCTTCCACATTCCACAACCATCAATGTAGTTGACAAAGATCTAGTGATTGTTCACAGCGATGAGTATGTAATCATAGATAGTTCAGCTCTTCAGTACATTCTTCAAAACTTTAGCCCAGTAGACTACGGTAGGATCTTGAAAATGGCGGACATGACCAATGGTGTGTACAATATCTTGTACCACAACCGCCAAATTCCACATACTGATGCTACACTTATGGAGCAATTGCAGTACACACGCAATAAGTACGCTGATTTTATGAAGAGGTTGTACCGTAAGAGTGTGATCAGCTACATTCATACTGTTAAAGATGGGAAAGAAATGAAGTACATCATGCTCAATCCCAACTTGGCTAGGAAAAGAAAGACAATTGACAAGAATTGCCTAACATATTTTGATGAACTAGGAACTAAAAGCGGATTATAATGAAAGGATTACCAATAACATCATTTGAGGGAGGAGATATTTTATTTAGTCTGAGCGACATGAATGAACAATGGCTTTATAGAAACGGAGAGTTAGAAAAAATGACAAGCACCGCATCTGATTTTGAAATAAGAAAGCCTTTGCCAAATGAGTTGTTTCTTAAAATGGCAAGATCAACGGGAGATGAAGTAGCTATAAAATTGCATCAAGCACATGATGATGAATGGATAACTAAAACGGAGTATGAGAGATTTTCAAAAATGTTAGATTCAAGAGATCCTGAGTCGCGCCACTTGGTTAACTTGCTTTTGAATAGACGAATAAATGAATTAAGATGAAAGTATTTCACAAAGTTATAAATGGATTTAAAGTTAAATTTTGTTGCAGTTATTTCTGCATTGGCATTGGAATGGACCAGTTTACTCCAGTTTATCATAGATATGTTACTGGACAATCACTGGGACCTGTTAAAAATAAAACGAATATACTTCACTCAAAAGAGGAAAACATTAAGCCGCAGGGCAAAAGTTTGGCCAAAACTAATTATGGCAAAAGGGCAAGGCATAAAAACTAAAAAGTATGTGGATAGAAGGCGGAAAAGAATTTACTGAAGAAATGATTCCAGAAGGAGCAGTTGGTTTTATCTATGAGATGATGGCAATTATTGATGGGAAACCAGTTAGGTACATTGGCAAGAAGAACTTCTATGCTGATGTCAAAACCAAACTAGCTAAGAAAGATATTCCTACAGATAAAAGGTTGAAGACTTACAAGCGTGTGAGAAAAACAACCTACAAAAACTATTTCAGTAGCAATGAGGTCTTAAAGCAAGCGCACAAAGATGGAGTAACTATCCGCAGAGAGATTTTACACATCTGTTTTGGAAAACAAGAATTGTCATACTATGAGTGCAAGTTCCAATTTGCATTGGGGGTACTTGAGAGTGATGAGTTTTTAAATGGTAATATATTGGGTAAATTTTATAAACTAAAGTAAATGGAGAGAGAAACAATTATTAGAATTTCCAGAATGGGACCTGAAGGAAGTTGGCACAACCCGCATATTGGAATTGAATTTCATGGAGTTCTTGGAGAATCAGAAACGGAGTTCAAGTTAAAGATGCAGGATAGTGGATTTTGGATTGACAAACATTATGTTGATGTAAGGCACTCAAGTAATGAATCATGGGTTTCCGGTGACAAGTATCGAATAAAAGAGGAACAAAAAATGAGCAGACCAATTTCACCAGAAGAAGATACTATTCTGCGCAACCCTTTGTTGAAGAGTATGGGAGAAACATTTGAAAGATGCTTTCTTACAGCTATAGCAAAGAACAATGACTACGGTGGATCTAACAATGATCCATTTGCTAACTTCAGAAACAGCACCATTGCAGGAGTGTCTGTTGAAAAAGGTATCTTGGTAAGGTTGATGGATAAAATGTCCCGTATATCCACACTATTGGACAAAGAAGCAATGGTAAAAGATGAATCAATCACTGATACTATTGAGGATGCCATCAACTATTTGGCAATTATGAAAGCGTATATTAATCTCAAAAACAAATAACATGTTAATTTTTCAAATCGCAGTAGGTTCATTCATTGGAGTGAGTGCAGCAGTAGGTGCAATTATGGCTATCGAAGCTGGTGTAGAATATTTTAAAAACAAAAAGGATGATAAGTAGATTCACAAAGAAACCAATCACAATTGAAGCTGTTGAATTTGTAGATGCTACATTGGCAACAATGGATAATCTTTCTGATTTCATGGGTGAGAAAATAGAAATTGACTTTGATGGTAAAAGCATGGATCCTAAAGTAAAAATTGAAACTTTGGAAGGACCAATTTTTGCTTCAATTGGTGATATGATTATCAAAGGTATTCATGGTGAGTTCTATCCTTGCAAGCCTGACATTTTCCATAAGTCTTACAATGAAGAAGGAAAAGTTGACAAAGGAGAAATCTCTGACGGCTACCATACTTTTAATGAGTTGTATGCTTTCCGTAAGATGTACAATGCTGCGGCATTTAATGCTTGGACTAAAGAAGGATTGTACGATGTACATAAATCCAAATGTCATAGTGATGGATTACCATGTTTTGGTGGCGGATGGTTTATTGTCATGGCTGTATTGCCAGGAGGACAAGTAAGTAACCACTATCAGTTGGAGGATTGGGATTTATTCCAGTGCCCGGAAGAACCATTTGTAAAACATCATTATGATGGCCACAGTGCGCAAGATGTGTTGAATCGTTTAGAAGAAGTTTGTAAAATCAAGTAACATGGAAGAAAAAACATTGGGTAATACCACAGCAAGTAGAGCTAGAGAGAATGTTAGAGATATTCAATTCTGGGGAAATGGCGATACATTTAAACTTATTGCTAAAGCTTCAAGCGTTAATGAGGGTTGGATGAAATCAACTAAAGCAATGCAGGCGGGATTGTCAGTTGTTGTACAAGTTACAACTCAACAAAGAAATCCTGATGGATCGTATGCTGTAGCTGAAGCTTTGACAACAGTTGATAATGCAGAGATCATTGAAAAGGTAGATGAAAGAACAGGGGAAGTAGTGGACCGCTACATTCAATACAGATTATTCAAATAATTAAACAAAAAAAAGTTATGAAGTATCAAGGAAAAATTGTCATTTTAGACAAGCCGGCTTATGAGCCAAAAATTAAAGGATTAGAACTTAGTCCAGAAGCGCAAGCATCTATGGAAGCCGATCTTGTTAAGCACTACACGCGATTAACTGTACACGCAGTTGGTGAAGATGTAACTTTCTGTAAAGCAGGAGATGAAGTGTTAGTTACACCGCGCCAATTATCTTACTGTGATGTAGTAGACATTGAAGGAAAAACAAAGTTTGTTGCTAAAGAAGCAGATTGTATCGGGTTGTATTAAGCAGTACTAAAGAGTAAATTAAAAGTCTTGATAATTCAAGGCTTTTTTTTTGCTTATATTTGTTGCATAGAACAAAAAGATTTTGTATATTATATACATTGTTTATTAAAATTAGAGATTATGTCAATTATAAATTCAGACGGTTTAAATACTAACTGGCAGTTAAATGTCTTAAGAGGTCTTCAAGGTATCATAGATGAACTCAATGGTACAGTTAATGTTAATGTCACAACTGCTTCAGCAGGTCTATCTAGAATCCCAATATTATTACGTTCTACTGGTTATGGGATTATCATACCTGTTGTTTATAGCATATCTGTATCTAATGTTGGTACGGCAAATGGAACATTTATAGGAGGAATAGTTAAACCAGGTGAAACATTAAATTTTGATGCTGGTGCTTTAAATAACTTTTATTCTGGAGGAATGATCACTTTTGATGGCACAGGTACAGAGTTAGTTATTATATACAATAAATAACTAATGTCTACACATATAGATATAGATAAGTCTGTAAATCTTCCTAGAGCTAATTATGGATTGTTTGCACAAACTGCAACAGGTCCAAGCGTAACAGGTATTATAGAACAAAGTATTATTGGCACAGGAGTAGGTACTTTAGCTGTTCCTGCTAATGCTTTTTCTGTGGGGGATTCTTTTACTTGTGCTTTAGACGGATTAGTTTCTTCTTTAAGCTCTGCAACTATACATATTCATGTTAAAACATTAGCAGGAGTAATTCTTGCTGATACTGGAGTAGTCCCAATGGCAGCAGCAACTAATAAGCCTTGGTTACTTAATTTGTTTTTTACAATTAGAACATTAGGAGGGCCTGGTACAGCATCAATTTCATCAGGCGGTTTCTTTTCTTATATTAGAAATGGGGGAAGTAATTTTGAAGGATTTGTATTAAGTACTGTTAATACTACTACATTTAATACAACAGTGAATAATGAACTAGTAATTACTGCTCAATGGAATACAGGCAGTGCAAGTAATAGCATTCAATCATTAAATTTCATTTTAACTAAAGTATACTAATGAGTACTCAAATACAAATAGCATCAAAATCAGCATCAGGAATCTTTGGTATTTCCAATGCATCAGGTGTTTACACTTACTATGCTACTCCAGCATTAGCTTATGCTGCTGCAACAGTTGGTCAAACAATTGAACAATTTGCAGATTATACAACAAGTGGTTCAGAAGTTTTAACAATTACAAAGAATGTAAACTGGAATGGTAATGGACATACTTGGACAAAAACAGCAGCAAATGAAACTGCTATTTTTTCAAGTACATATAATGCTTGCAATTTTTCAATACTTAATTTAAAACTAGTTAGGCAAAATGGAACTAACCCAAGTGGTGTTTTGGTTTCAAATTTATTTAATGGAGATAATGGTATTGCTGGTAGAATTATAATGACTAGTTCTTATTTTGAAAATGAAAGTGCTGGAAGTGCAATATCTCTATATCCATCATTTCTAGAAATAATAGGATTAAGTGCAAAAGGTGTAAGCTTAGGTGCATTTATAGGTTCTAGTAATACTACAACTAATTGTTTTTTTTATGGAGTTACGGGTGTTGATATGCGAGGTATTGCAAATTTTTGTTATGGTCAAGGAACAACAGGAACAGGGATTGCTTCAAATGCATCAACTTTAAATAAATGTATAGGTGTTTCTGTATCTGGTTCAGGAATCTCAGGTGGTGGATATATGTACAATTCAATTGGAAGAAGTACTTCTGGCCTTGGGATTGAAAGTAATTCAGCAACTGATTTAATTGATTGTATAGGAATTTCAGTTTCTGGACAAGGAATATGGCTTTATAATAGTACATCAAAATCTATTATAGGTAATACTGGAATTAGTTCATCTAGTTTTGGAATTAGATTTCAAATGCCTTATTGTTTTAATGGTGCTGCTGTTTCTACATCTAATGCAGCATTTTGGGATACATCATCAAGTGGAAAAATATATAATTGTAATATACTTACACATTATAATAACGCAGCTGGTTATGGAATAATTGGAAATGGTGCTACATTACCAACCTCAATAATTAACTGTGTTTTTCAATTAGCTAATGATACAGCTCCATATTTGTTTAATGGAGGAGTTGCAAGAGTGATAAATATGAGAGGTAATACTTATGAGGGGGGAGCTGCATTTAATGCTAACTTAACTCAAGCAATTACTGCAACACAAGACAATCAAGGAAACATTTATTTATAAAAATATGGAATCAGTTACAAAGATTGACATTATAGGTGCACAAGTTTATGCTTATGATGAATTAGAAAACAAGAAAGAAATTTATCCTTTGATCTCAGAATATGATTTCTTTATGGAAGCATTTTCAGATACGCAAGAGTTGTTATCTGTAAATATCTATAACCCAATCCCAAGAATCATGAAGTTTTATGGAATTGAAAATTCTGTTCCTAAATCATTTACAGAGTTAGATTATGTAGACATGCCTGTAGAACAAAAAGCAGATTTTGATGCATTTGTAGAACTTATTAAATTAAAATAAAATGGCAGTAGTAACAGCAATTGGAAATCCAACAGGAGCAATAAATTATAAAAGCATAACAGACACTAGTGCAGATTTTGCATCAGTTCCTAATTCTACTTATTTCTACAATAAAGCAGATAAGCTAGTAAGATTTAAGGATTCAACTGGTGCAATATTAGAAATATTTTCTGCAAGTGGTGGAGGTGGCGGCACTACAACAGGTTTACAAACACCTGTTTTTGGATCGCTATTTGGAATGCCAACCTACGCTGGAACAAATTGTTCATCAATGAATAGTTGGGCTACTACAAATTCTATGACATATTACCCTTACATACCAAATGTAAGTTTTACTTGTACACAATTTGCTATTACTGTAAATACTCCACAACCAACAGGTTTGGCTAGAATTTGTGTATATTCTTCAGTTAATGGACAACCTGGCAATTTGTTATACAGTAGTGTTGATTTAGATTGTTCAACATCTGGTAGCAAAACTGTAGTTTCTTCTTTTGCTTTTACACAAGGAACTGTATATTGGTTAGCTTTACAAGTAAATGTTGCTGCAATCCAACTTAATGCAATAAGTAATGCAGCATTATTACCAATAGGAAATTTGTTTGGAAATCCTTTAACATGTTTGCTACAAGTTAGTCTTACATACGCCAGTGGTGCACCAAGTGTAGCAGCACCTAATTCTTATCAAACTCAACAAGCACCTGCAATATTCATGTCTAAATAATAAAATCATGGCACAAGTAAGAAATGAAATATACGATGAAACGGGACTTGTAAGAGTTGAGTTTATTGAAGTAGATCAACCAACTCAAGAAGAGTTAATTGCTCAAAAAGAAACACAACTTTTAGAAATGTACCAAGAACTTCAAACTCTAAAAGCTGGAATAAAATGAAAGGTATTTGTTGTAAAATAGTAATGAGTGCTGGATATAAAGACACAACACATTTTATAGATAGTGCCTTTCATCCTAACTTAGCAGGATTTGCCGTTGGAGCTAGTACAATACTAGCAACTATTGCTTATTATTTTAATGCAATATTTGGAATAGAGTTACCTGTAGGAATAGTTTTAATTGTGCTGTTTGGCTTAGAAATGTTTACTGGAATCAGAGCCTCTAGAAAAGAGAAAAGAACATTTGATTCAGAATTATTTGGAAAAGGTTGGTTAAAGTTGTTAATTTACATGATAATGATTGGATGTTCCCATGCATTAGCTGTTCATGTTCCAGTAAAAACTTTTTTTAGTTGGGATTTTAATATTTATTCTTGGTTGCATTATGGATTTTATAACTTTGTACTGATAAACTTGTTTTGGTCTAATTTAGAAAACTTTAAAAGACTTGGTTGGAATGAATATGTGCCAATACTAAAACAGTTGTCAAAGTACATTAAAGATGAACCTAAAGTAAAAAATGATGGAAGAGAAAACAATTAAAGAAAGATGGAAAGCAAAAACACCAAAATTTTGGAAGAAAATGCAAAGAATTGGTATAGCAGCTGGAGTACTAGGCGGAATCCTTTTAGCTTCTCCTATAGCACTACCTGCGGCAATATTGACTGGAGCGGGTTATCTGATTGCACTTGGTAGTGCAACTGCAACATTATCACAACTTACAGTTGAAAACCCTGAAACAAAGTAATCATGGCAAAGAAAAAAGTTGAAGATTTCAAAGTGGATGTTGATACCAAAAAGGTAGATGTTCATGTAGAAAAAAAAGAAGGTAAGTTCAAAGCTGAAGTCAATACTGAAAAGGTTGATGTAAAGTATGAAAAAGGAACAGACGGATCAGATTTTGATTTGGATTCAAAAAAACTTGATGTCCATGTAAAAAAAGATGAGAACGGAGTTACTGTTGAAGTAGAAGCTGCAAATGGATTCTTAAAAAAGATTGGTAATCTTATCTCAAAGATTTTTGTTAAGAAATTCAACAAATAAAAAATGGGAGAGTTAGATCTAAAAAAAATCAAGCAAGTTCCTTTATCATCAGGTCAATACATTGATGAAGAAGTTAAAAAGGTTCAAATTGTTTTGCACCACACTGCTGGAAATTCTTCTGCACCTGCAACTATTAAGATGTGGGACAAAGATGACAGAGGAAAAATTGCAACTTGCATTGTAATCTCTGGGAAAGGTTTATCAAAAGATACTTTTGATGGAGAAATCTGTCAGGCATTTGGTTCTAAAAAATGGGGTTATCACTTAGGTCTTAAACAAGATGTTTTTAGATCTAAAGGCGTTGCATACAAATCACTTGATCCTATAGCTATAGGCATTGAGATATGTAACTGGGGACCATTAGATAAAGTAGGTGATAAGTATTACAACTATGTGGATAGAGAAGTTTCTGTTGACCAAGTTTGTGTATTAAGCGCGCCATACAAAGGACATCTATATTATCATGCATATACAGATGCTCAGATTGAATCAGTACGTCAGCTGTTAGTGTACTGGAGCAAAATCCATGGAATTGATTTGACTTACAACGAAGACATCTGGGGTATATCAGTTAGAGCTTTAAAAGGAGAGAATGGAGTTTTCACTCACAACTCATACCGTAAAGATAAATCTGATGTTTCTCCACAACCAAAGTTAATTGCAATGCTTAAAGCATTAAAGAATGGCTAGAAACTCATTAGCAGGTAAGTCTACTGGAACCAGTAAGTCTGCAAAGTATTTTGCTTCTAATCCTGAAGCGCGTAAGAAAAAGAATGAATACAACAAAGAGTATCATTCAAGTCCTTCGCGCATCAAATACAGAGAAGAACTGAATGCCGCTAATAGAAAAGCTGGAACTTATGGCAATGGAGATGGCAAAGATAAATCACATACTAAAAAAGGAAAGTTGGTAAGTGAGAAAGCTTCTACAAACCGCGCTAGAAATGGCAAAGGAAACAATGCTAGAAAAAAATAAACTCCCCTTTGAATTTTATTTCATTGGCTAAAAGCACTTAGGAATAGGTGCTTTTTTTATTAAACATTAAATAGTTAAACATTTATTATTATATTTGGCATAATAAACATTAAATATTATGTCAGAACAAACCAACCAAGAAGAACGCGAGTACACTCCACAAGAGATACGCGCTATGCAAGAAAAAACAATTGCATATTACAAGAGCCAAGAAAAGGTTCTTGCTACTCAATGTCTTGTAGAAGAACTTAAAGCCCGCATTAAAAAAGCGCAGTTTGAAGCATTTGATTATTCAATGAGGATGATGCAAATTAATCAAGCTATGCAAGATGCAGCTGAAGAGGAAGAAAAAGAAGCAAACGAGTCTGAAACAAAAGAAGAGTAATCATGGCAAAGGCGTTAGTTGTTAACAAGCAAGTGCCGCTGTCTTTGATTGAAGTAATTAAGTTTCAGATAAACATGCATTGCTTCATAAATAAGATCAGGTTAAGTCCGGCACAATTAGATTGTTTGTCTTTATTGGGATTATACGGTGAAATGAATATGTCAGATTTCTGCAATGAAGTTATTTCTGAAGAGATATTTGGCAATGTTCAGACTACACGAAACTTTATTACAAAGTGTGTAAAAGAAGATTTGGTAACTAGAAGTGGATTAGGAAACAAACTTGTTTCATTAAACAAAAGTTTAGAGTTATTGACAGAAGGAACTATATTACTGAATTTAAAAGTCTATCATCTTGAAACCGACCAAGGGCAAAGAGCTAATTAAAAAGACAGCTCAAGAATTAAACTTACCAGAGGAAATGGTAAGGGATGTTGTTGAGTTTTACTATTCTATAGTAACTAGAAAGATTGAAAACTTAGAGAATGCTACAATCTTTTTGCATGGATTAGGTACTCTTAGATTAAGCAGGAGAAAGCTTGAAAAGAATATTGAAAGGATGCAAAAATTATTGGAGAGTAATTCTCAAGAGGACTTTAAAAAAGTGATTAAATTCAATCTTTCTAAAACACTGCTGGATAGCAAAGTCAAAGGATTAGAAATGTGTAATGAGTACTACAAAGAAATGTATGAAAAGCGTAATAAAAATTTGGAAAGCAAAAGGGCAAATCCTGGAGGGGATCAAGAATAACATTTTCAAAAATGAACATGTTGAAGAAATTGCCAAAGAAAGATGGGCTATCTGTGAACAGTGTCCAATAGTAGACAAAGAAGGAGATAAATGTTTAGTTCCTGGAACCGGCCCATGTTGTGGATCTTGCGGATGCAGTATGGGATTAAAACTAAGAGCACTTGGTTCTGATTGTCCAGAAGGTAAATGGGATGCAGTGTTGTCACATGAAGAAAATTATTTACTACAAAAAAAACTAGGAGATGATTCAGAATAATAAAGATTTAAATAGCAAAATGCAAGATGCTATTATGGGTAATGATTCTAGAACTGCTCTTAAAGAGGGATTGTGGAATCAATTAAGTCAAGCTAGTACTATACCTTATGATCCATACAAAACAGTATCAATTTCTGCAGAAGAAAAAGAGTATTTAGAAACAATAGTTCTTGCTGCAGATTTATTAGCAAGTGAAATAATTTCATCTCAAGATTTCTTTAAGTTGAAGCTTTTGCTTAAAAGTGCAGATGAAGAAGTAAGAAACACAGGTATCATATTTTTAAACCAAAAGGCAAAACTATGAGTGTAAAATTTTATGCCGATGAACACAAATACATCAGTATTGATGAAAGAGATCCAATTGATTGGATAAGTGTGACAAGGTTGATTCATTACTTTAAAGAGCCGTTTGATACAATCAAAATGGCTGATGCTTGTTCTAAAGGAAAGAATCCCAAGTATAACAAAATGACTCCTGAAGAAATTATTAAACTTTGGGAATCTGAAAACAAAAGAGCTGTTAATTTAGGTTCATGGTATCATGATCAAAGAGAAAAAGATGTTCTTGCTTGCAACACAATTACAAGAAAAGGAAAAGAGTTGACAATCATAAATCCTTTGATGGATGGATTGGTTAAACTTGCACCAGATCAACAATTAGCCGATGGTATTTATCCTGAGCATTTGGTGTATTTAAAATCAGCAGGTGTTTGTGGACAAGCAGATAGAATTGAAGTTGTAGATGAATTGATTGATGTTTATGACTACAAAACAAACAAGGAAATTAAACTTCAAGGATTTACAGACAGACTAGGTAAAAGTAAAAAATTACTTGGACCACTTTCTCATTTGGATGAGTGCAACTATAATGAATACGCTTTACAGTTGAGTACATACATGTACATCATGCTAAAGCACAACTTTAATTTGAAGCCTGGTAAAATACAACTAGATCATATTGAATTTGAGATTGATCACTTAGATAAGAATGGCTATCCTGTTGTTGCTACAGATGCTATGGGTGATCCGCTAGTAAAAAATGTAACACCGTATGAATTACCTTACATGAAAAAAGAGGTGATTGCCATGTTCAAGTATGTTCAAGAACACAGAGAAAAAATATTAAACCATGGCCATTAAACTATTTGATGCAATAAATGGCAAAGTAGTTCCAACAGAACACTGTCAAACTATTCCTTTCTTGAGAAGGATAATGGAAGAGTATCCGGATAATCATTTGGAAATTTATGCTTACTTATTTTACATGAGTTGCAGGAGTTCTGAGAATCCTTATTTTAACAGACCTCAAGATGAAGTTCAAGATGAAATTCTTTCAGATTTAAACCCTAACTTTGATCCAGAAGACAGACTTATTCGTATGGCACTGGATAGATGCAAAGACATGTATGAAACTCCGACAATACGCGCATACAATGGTATTTCTAACATGTTAGAAAAGTTGGCGTTTTATATGAACACTCAAACCATTACAGACGGCAGGGATGGAAACATTACAGCCATTGTGAGTGCAGCAAAAAACTTTGATGCTATTCGTAAATCATTTAAAGGTGTTGCTAAAGATTTGGAAGAAGAGCAATCATCAAGAGCCAGAGGCGGACAAAAACTAAGTTACGATGATTAATGATGACTTAGGTCAATTTCATGAAGACATACCATTGTGGCATGACGGCATTTGGACAACGTATAGTTTTCCAACCAGGCTTGATATGGCTACAACTTTAGAAGCAGATTATTTTAAAGAACCTGGTCAGTATGACTTTGATGAAGTAGTATATGAATTTCAAAAACAAGGACTAAAGTTTAAAAAAGCGGGTTATTTTTGTGATGCTGCAGATGGCACTAAAGACTTTATTGATTATTGGGATGACCAAAAACTAAAATCCAGAAAAGGAGTTTTGTTTTGGAAAGGTGATAAAAAGTATTACCTGCCGCGTGATTACTATTTCTGGATTAATTTTTTACCAATTATTGATAAGGTAAAAAGAAAAACAGATTTTCCAGACATACATGATGCGCAATACCACATGTCCCTTTATGAAGCAATTGGAGAGTTGTTTTATTTGCATGGAATCATCTTAAAGAAAAGGCAGTTTGGATCTTCATTTTATCATGGAGCTAAACTAGTGAATGTATTGTGGTTTGAATATGGACCAGTACTTAAAATTGGTTCTTCGCTGAGTGCGTATGTTACCGGTGTAAATGGTACATGGAAAATGATCAATGAATACAAAAACTTCTTGAATCAACATACCGCATGGTACAGACCAATGAATCCAGGAGGAGTTGGTGAGTGGCAACAGAAAATTGAGTATGTTGAAAATGGTAGAAAAACCGAAAGAGGTAGAAAAGGAGTTCTTCAAGCATTGTCATTTGAGCAATCAGATACAGCCGGTGTAGGGGGACTTTGTACTTTGTTTTTCTATGAAGAAGCGGGAATTGCTAAAACCATGGATAAAACATTTGAGTTCATGCTTCCTGCACTACAAGCTGGGGAAATTACTACTGGTTATTTTATTGCATCTGGAACCGTAGGGGATTTGAAACAGTGCGAACCTTTGCGTAAATACATGCACAAAGCCAAAGGAAATGGATTCTATGAGGTAAAAAATAAATGGGCTGATCCAAAAGGTACAGTTCTTACCACAGGTTTGTTTATTCCAGAACAATGGTCAATGCCTCCATACATTGATGAGTTTGGTAATTCAAAAGTAGAGGAAGCATTAGAAGCTTTGATTGAGTTAAAAAAACAGTGGAAAAAAGATTTAGATCCGGAAACATATCAGATTCGCTGTTCTCAGCGACCAACTAATATGGAAGAAGCATTTGCCTTTAGAGGTGAAAGCATATTTCCATTGGAATTGGTTAAGTCACACAAACGCGATATTGAAGAAGGTGATTATCCTTACTCTTGTTACAACTTAGCTTATGATAACAAAGGTGAGATTGTTGCATCACCAACAACCAAGAAGCCAATACTTATTTTTCCTACAGATAAAAGCGCAGAAGATAAATCTGGTGCAATACAAGTATGGGAGGAACCTGATGAAGAAAAGGATTTTTGCACCACTTACTTTGCATCAGTCGATCCCGTGTCAGAAGGTAAAACAGTAACTTCTGATTCACTTTGTTCTATACATGTTTACAAGAATCCAATACAAGTACAAAGAGTATTAGCTAATGGTGAAGTGGAAACATTTATTGAAGGAGATAAAATTGTAGCGGCTTGGACCGGCAGGTATGATGACATTAACAAAACACATGAAAGATTAGAGTTAATCATTGAGTGGTATCAAGCTTGGACTGTAGTAGAGAACAACGTGCCTCTATTTATTCAATACATGCAATTTAAGCGCAAGCAAAAGTATTTAGTACCATCTTCTCAAATAGTTTTTTCTAAAGAAGTACAGCAATCTAAAACCCAATTCCAACAATATGGATGGCGAAATGTTTCTACCATTTTTAAAACTGTAATGTTGAGTTACTTAATTGAGTACCTTCGAGAGGAGCTTGATGTAGAAACTGATGAAGACGGGAAGATCTATAAGAAGCATTATGGTATATCCAGAATACCTGATTACATGGCTATGGTTGAGATGGAACACTACCAACCAGGAGTCAATGTGGATAGATTAATTTCTTTGGGAGCTTTGATTACATTTGTAAAAATACAGGAAGCAAGCAGAGGTTTGAAGAAAAGAGTTGAATATGATAATGAAGAACATTTGGAAAAGTCAGAAAATTTGTATAAATTAAATAGGAGTCCTTATAGACATCTTGGATCAAGCAGTGAATCTTTAAGTATGAAGAAACCGCGTAATCCATTTAAAAACTTTAGATAATGGAAATATTAAATGCAATAGACTTAAAAAAGGGCAAGAAAACCAAGAAAAATAGATTTGGTGTTTTTACCCAACCCATTCAATTTGTACCATCAGATGAAAAAGATGATGAGTGGTCAAAATGGAATATTGATTGGTTAGAGTGGCAAGGCATTAAGCAAATTGGTTCTAAAGCCAGACGCATAATGAAGAATTACAAACTTGCTAAAGGTGTAATTGATAAAACAGATTATCTACCGGATGTAGAAAATGAAATGACTGAGATGCTTGAAACTCTTACTGAAGGGCAAAATGAAGCATTGGAATTAAAGTTTTATCCAATCATTCCTAATTTAGTAAACACTCTTGTATCTGAATTTGCAAAAAGAAATACTAAAGTAGATTACCGTGCTATTGATGAGTATTCATACAATGAAGTCATGGATAAAAAAACCGAAGCCATTAGTAAAGTTTTAGTTGAGTATGCTCAGCAAAAACTTATTGCTAAAATGGTTGAAATGGGATTAGATCCAAACTCAGAAGAAGCACAACAACAATTAAATCCTGAAGCATTAAAAAAACTTCCAGAGATTGAAGATTTTTATTCTAAAAAATATCAGACACTTGCTGAAAAATGGGCGGTAAAACAACATGCAATTGATGTGAACCGTTTTAAAATGGATGAAATGGAAGAAATTGCTTTCAGAGATTCATTAATTACAGACAGTGAGTTTTGGCATTTTAAAATGCTAGAAGATGATTACAATATTGAATTATTAAACCCTGCGCTTTCATTTTACCATAAGTCACCAAATGTACATTACATTTCTCAAGGTAACTGGGCGGGATGGATTGACATGCTTACTATTGCAGATGTTGTAGATAAGTATGGTTACTTGATGACTGCTGAACAATTAGAATCACTTGAGCTATTACATCCAGCACGTTCAGCTAGACACATGATTGATGGTATTCCAAATGACGGTTCATTGTACAATACGGATGATACTTATGAATCTAACAGAAGGTCTGGTGTAGATATGCGTAGACATTTAGCATTTGTAGAAAACGCACATGATCCTCATGATGTTGTATCCTACATTGTTGGACAAAGTGAACATGCTGGGAATTTACATACTGTTGAATTGTTGCGCGTGTCTACATCTTATTGGAAAACTCAAAGACGCGTTGGTCAATTGACTAAAATTGATGAAGATGGTGCAGTTATTACAGAAATTATAGATGAGAACTATGTAGTAACTACAAAACCTATTTACAACAAAGTATTTGAGAAAAAAGAAACTGGAGATAATTTAATCTTTGGTGATCACATTGATTGGTTTTGGATTAACCAAGTATGGGGTGGAGTAAAAATTGGAAATAACAGAACTATTTTCAATACAGAAACTGATACTGATTTTGATCCAATCTATTTAGGAATTGACAGGGATAAACCAGGACCATTAAAATTCCAATTCCGTGGTGATAAAACAATGTATGGAGCTAAACTTCCAATTGAAGGAAGAGTGTTTTCAGATAGGAATACCAAGTCAACATCATTTGTTGATTTGCTAAAGCCCTCACAAATTGGATATAACATTTGCAACAATCAAATTGCAGATATTCTTGTGGATGAATTAGGCTCAGTAATTGTACTTGATCAGAATGCAATTCCAAAACATTCAATGGGTGAAGACTGGGGTAAAAACAATCTTGCAAAAGCGTATGTAGCCATGAAGGATTTTTCAATGCTTCCATTAGATCCAAGTATTGCTAATACGGAAAGTGCTACAAACTTTCAGCATTATCAAGTTTTAAATCTTGAGCAATCAAACAGATTGATGTCTAGAATCCAATTGGCTAATTACTTTAAAGCACAGGCCATGGAAGTTGTTGGTTTAAATCCACAACGAATGGGACAACAGCTTGGACAAATAAATACCGCAACAGGTATTGAACAAGCAATGTCTGGTTCTTATGCTCAAACTGAAACTTACTTTATTCAGCACAGTGATCATTTAATGCCGCGTGTGCATCAAATGAGAACAGATCTAGCACAGTTTTATCATTCAACAAAACCATCAGTTAGATTGCAAGGAATGATTTCTCCAGATGAGAGAACAAACTTTGAGATCAATGGTACAGATTTACTATTAGTTGATTTAAATGTATTCTGTTTAACCAACGCTACTAATAGAAATACACTTGAACAACTCAAACAAGTGTTCATGAGTAACAATACAACTGGTGCTTCTGTTTATGATTTAGGAGAGTTAATACAATCTGACTCAATTGGCTCATTGAATACTATTCTTAAAGGGATTGAAACAAAATCTGAAGAAAGAAGAAAAGAAGAAATGCAAGCTGCACAACAACAACAAGAAGCTGAAATTCAAGCTAGACAACAAGAAAAACAAATGGAAATGGATCATGTGTCTAGAGAGAAAGAAAAAGATCGTAGAGCTAGATTACTTGAAGCAGAAATCAAAGCAGCTGGTTATGGTGCTATGCAAGATGTCAATAAAAATAATCAATCTGATTTCCAAGATGTATTGAAAGATGTTAGAGAATCTGAACAATATGCTGATACTATGAACTTTAACAGAGAAAAAGAATCTAATAAAAAAGATGTTCATCAGCAAAAGTTAGACTTGGACAGAGAAAAAATGGTAAATGAATCAAGAAACAAACAAGTTGAATTAGCTATTGCTCAGGAAAATAAAAACAAGTTTGATCAGAAAAAACCTAGCAAGTAAGATAATTATATGTTTTAACTATAGTATGGAAAAAACTTTTCAGCTAATCAAAAATAGTTAAACATATATTGTTTACAATTGAATAAATTTGCTTATATTATTTATAGTCAGAACTAAAACCAACAAAGATGACAGAAGAAGAAAAAGCAGCTCAAGCAGCTGCACAAAACTCTGCTACAACGGTAGCCGAGGTTGATTTTGATAACCTGGATGATTTACTTGGAATCCCATCAGCAAGCTCAGTTATTGCTCCTGTAGATTCCAAAAATTCAGTTTTAAAATCAGATAAAGTTGACATATCGTTCCTAGATAAAATTGGTGATGATGATACTGAATCATTGAAAGATCCAGAAATTGCTAAAGCTGCTGTGTCTGCACTTGTTGATGATGAGTTTACCGGAGGTCCTAGTGATGCAGCTGATGAAGTTGAAGAAAAGGATAAAGGCGGAAGACCGCGTTTGACAAAAGATGCAATGATTGAAGCAGCAACTAGATTAATTGACAAAGGTGTACTTCAACCATTTGATGATGGAAAAGCACTTGCTGATTATACTGTTGATGATTTTGAAGAACTCATTCAAGCAAACATTGATTCACAAACAAGCGAAGTTGCTCAGAATGCTCCAGTACAATTATTTCAACAATTGCCTGAAGAAGTTCAAGCAGTTATTCATTATGCATTGAATGGTGGACAAGACATCAAATCAGTATTTAGTCAATTAGCTAAAGCACAAGAAACATTTGATTTGGATGTTGCAAATGAGCAAGACCAAGAAAGTATTGCTAGACAATACTTAAATCTTTCGGGCTTTGGTTCTGTAGAAGAAGTTGAAGATGAAATCAATGTTCTTAAAGATCGCGGAGATTTGCAAAAATATGCTGAAAGGTATAAACCAAAATTGGATGCAAGACAAGCTGAGGTAATTGAAAAAAGATTGAAAGATCAACAATCAGCTCAAGCCCGTAAAAATGACATGGAAAAGAAATATCATGATGTTGTTTACAATACTTTAAACAGTAACAACCTAAACGGTATTCCGTTGAACAACAAAGTTCAAACCATGTTGTACTATGGTCTTACAGATGCTACTAAGTATCAAGATGCAAAAGGTAATGCTACAAATGCATTAGGATACTTGCTAGAGCAACATCAGTTTGGGGAGAAGGCAAATCCGTCATTAGTAGCTGAAGCATTATGGTTGCTTGCTGATCCGGTTAACTACCGTAACTCAGTAAAACAACTTGGTGCTAATGTAGCAAATTCAAATACGGTGAGAGCTTTAAGAACAGAAGAGGCTTCAAGAAATACATCATCAACCGGAATCGGGGAACAAAACACAAATGCTAGCAGAGTGTCTTCCAAAAGAGAGCCAATTAAAAGGCAAGGTAAGTCACTATTTTCTAGATAATTAAATAGTAAACAATAAACAAATATAAAAATGAGTACACCAGTTTTAAATAATGGGATGTTCCTTCGGGACAACTATTACACAGCAAGCTCTCATGTGGATTCTTACCACTTGATGAATTTGATGAAAGACGCACAACCAGATGATTTGGGACCAATTGAACTTTGGGCGCAAGTTAAAAAGTTGGAGATGCCTTTGTATCAAATGTCTTCTTTTAGCGGAAAGAATGTTATTGAGGTAAACCACCCAAGAGGTGAATACAAGTGGTCAACACCTGTATCTGAAGAACTTCCTTTCATAATGGAAGATCTTGATCCGTCAAACACTATCAAAGGTGTAGATGGCACTCCGTTCAAGATTAAATTGAACAAGCGTGTATTTGGACATGGTGACATCATCACTTATGACAAATTCAATGGAAAAGAACTTTATGTTACAGATGAGGACATCTTAGACATGGGTGATGGTTATATCTACACAGTGCAAATGCCGAACAATGATTCAGCTGCAACGTTTGATAACCGTTTCTTGACAAACAACACTTACTTCTTCCGTGTAGGTTCTGCGCGTGGTGAGTACGGTGAGCGTTACTCAGATCTTTCTATGACTCACACAACTCGTGAGTTCTACAACTATGTTGGTAATGCAGATGCACATATTCACTATACAATTTCATCTAAAGTGAAGTTGATGGAGAAAGGTGGTATGCAAGCTGACGGTTCAATTCCTGTAACTGAAATTTGGAAAAACTTTGATACGTCAATGGATCCATCTATCAATACATTGGAAGGAATGGTTGCTGCTAAAGGACAAGGTTATGTGAAAAAAGCAATGGACAATGGAAACTTGGTTCGTTCTTTCATCACTAAGTTGGAAGCAGCTCACCTTTCTAAAATTGCTTATGATATTGAAACATACCTTATGTGGGGTAAAGGTGGACGTATCAAGCAAGATGGTCCAGATGATCTTCGTTTGTCAGTTGGTTTGTGGAAACAATTAGACTTGTCTTACAAGCATGTTTACAACAAATCTGATTTCCGTCTTGACATCTTCCGTTCTGAGATTTTCAACTTCTACAATGGTAAAGTTGATTTCCAAGGACCAGATCCAAAGCGTGAATTGATTGTTCAAACTGGAATGGGTGGTATGCGTATTATCAATGAAGCAATCAAGCGTGAGGCTTTTGCATCAGGATTGGTAATGAACGCAAAAGAATTGGAAGCAGTAAAAGGTTCAGGAATGGACTTGTCTTACGGTTTCTCTTTCACAAGCTACACAATTCCTTTCTTGGCAAATGTGAAGTTTGTTTTAAACCCTGCGTTTGACAACTTGCAAAATAACGAGATTGAAAACCCAATCATTGATGGTTTCCGTTTGTCTTCTTACTCATTTATCATCTTTGATATTACTGAGAACGGTCAAGACAATATCAAATTGTTGAAATGTGCTTGGAACAAAGATCTTGTTTGGAGATATGTAAATGGTTCTATGGATTACATGGGAAGAACTCAAGGGTTTGCTTCTTCAGGTAACTTCAACGGATACCAAGTTTACATGACTCAGGCAATGCCTGCAATCAAAGTAGAAGATCCTACTAAAGTGTTGAAAATTGTTATGAGAAACCCAATCACGGGAGGTTCATTATAATCATATTTTATTAACAAGGGAGTCATTAGTTTGGCTCCCTTTTAAACTTTAAAATCATGTCAACAATCAAAGTTGGGGTATCTAGCCCAGATCCAGTATTACAAAGATCAGCTTATGCGGAATCAGCATTAGCTCGTATTGCTCATATCAATGAAGCAGTTCGTTTAATGAAAGCAGATGTTGCTGCTGTTGGTGCATTACCAGCATACACAAACATTAGTCAAACAACTGTTCTTGGTCTTCAAGCAGATGTTAACACAAAACTTGCAGCTATTACAGCAAAAATAAATGCTTTAATTGCATCATTATCCTAGAAAGGTAAATTGAGGTGGCCGCTATGCGTCTGCCTCTTTTTATTATATTTGTCAGTCATTAATATTAAACCAACCAAAAAATGAGTACAAAATTAGAACACATGGGAAAGGTAACAATCAAACCTTTCACAGATCCAAATCAAGAGAACATGGGACTTGAGAAATATAATTATGTTGTATTTCCTAATACGTTCCAAGTAGAATCTCTTGCTGCCGTTGAGCAAAATGGCAAAATGCGTTATTTGACAGGTCTTAATGAGTTTGCACCAGAGGTGAAACAAATTAAAGACTCCGCAAAAAAATCTGCTGTAATTAAAGACATCAGAGAAACAATTGCTTTACTTGAAAGAGAAAGAGCATTTAACCAAATTGATCCAGAGGATAAAGATTTTTGGAGTAAGGTTGAATTATTTACACCAAGTAATTCAGACATTTGGGGAAAAGTATTTTTGAAACTAGGCAATGATGATATTGTTTTAGATCCAAAAGAAAATTTGGACCATCTCATTCTTGTTAAAGCTATTGAAAGTGGAGGATTTTCATTAGTTGCCTCAAACTTTGAGGAAGCAAAAAGATCTAAAGCTAAATGGTATCTTGATAGATTGATAGATACTGTAGCAACAAGTGTGAGCATTACTAAGTTGAAAAACAAAGCAGGTGCTATACTAGAACAATTGTCTGAGGATAACCCAAGAAAATTGTTTTACATTGCTAAAAATATTGATGGAAACAGTCCTCAGTATTCAAACAAAACATTACCAGGCGTTATCTATAACAATTTAGATACTTATATTAATGGTAAAGGGTTTGACAATAATTTGAAGCGTTGTGCTACAACATTCATTGAAAGTTCAGAGATGAGCATTGAAGATTTGAAAATTAAAGCGATTATCAAAGATGCAAGTTTCTACAAGTACATTATTGTAAAACCTGATGGTATGTTGCATGAAGCTTCACAAAATGTGATGCTTGGTAGAAATGTATCTGACATCTTAGAGTATTTGAAAAATCCAACTAATGAAGACATGTTGGATCTTTTGATGGCTAAGATTGAAGATGTTTGGAGTAAGTAACTTTTAAACTGAAATACAATGGCAACAATGAAAAAAGCAACTCCTAAAATGAAATGTGGAGGGAGTGCACCGAAAAAAGCAATGGGTGGTAAAGTTACACCTAAGAAAGCAATGGGTGGTAAAATGGGTAAAAAATCTTGTTAATGGCAAAACAAGGTTTATATTCAAACATTCATGCTAAAAGAAAAAGAATAGCATCAGGTTCCGGGGAGTCAATGAGAAAACCCGGAACTAAAGGTGCTCCAACTAAAGCAAGTTTTATTAAGTCTGCAAAGACTGTAAAAAAGAAATAGTTATGGCTGCAAAAAAAATTAAAAAAGAAAAATCAGAGTGTGGTGAAAAGGTTAAAAAATCTTTTCAGGCAGGAATGATGATTGGTCGCAATATGAAAAAACCAATTGCTAAAAAGAAATAGTAATGGCAAAGACAGCAGTTAATTATTGGGGACTAGCAGATGAATATGCTACCTCAAAACATAAAATGGAAAAAGGTGATGATATTTCTAAATATGAAAGATATGAAGAAGTAAAAGAAGCTTATGAAGCCGGGTTTTTGAAAGTTATGGAATTATTAAAAAGTGAAGACTGATGGCAAAGACTGCAGCATGGACAAGATCAGAAGGAAAAAATAAGACAGGTGGATTAAATGCTAAAGGAGTTGCTTCTTATAGAAGAGCTAATCCAGGAAGTAAATTACAAACCGCAGTTACTACTAAACCTTCTAAGCTTAAAGCTGGAAGTAAAGATGCTAAAAGAAGAAAAAGTTTTTGTGCTAGAATGTCCGGAATGCCTGGACCTGCTAAAAAACCAAATGGAGAACCTACAAGAAAAACTCTTGCATTAAGGAAGTGGAATTGTTAATACAATAGATCATGGCAATAAAGAAAGGAATGGGTTTTAAAGCAGCTCAAAAAGGTATAGCAAAAAAGCAAGGTGTTTCTATGGAAGCAGCCGGTGCTATTTTGGCATCTGCTGCAAGAAAAGCTTCTCCTGCTGCAAAACGTAAAAATCCAAACCTTAAAAAAGTTAAAGGGAAATGACAAATGACACCATACAAATAAAAGTCAAACAGCGAATTAATAAATTGGCTAGTAATGACTATGACAACATTATGCCTTGGCAAATTGTTGAAGCTTTTAATAAAGCACAAGTAACTTGGTGCAGAAGAAACTTGATGGGAACTAATATGACTAAGACTGGTGATGAAGCTAGTAAAAGACGTATTGATGATTTACAAGTTTTGCTTTCAGACAAACCGTTAGCAATGGTCAAAAAAGATTTGTACTTTCAATCTCCAACTTTACCTTCAGACTATTTTGAGTGGAAAAGAATTTCTAGCAAATCAAAAAAAGATTGTTGTGATAAAAGACAAATGGTAATTTATCTTGCAGAAGAAGCAAACGTAGATGAACTTTTGAGGGATCATAATAAAAAACCAAGTTTTGAATGGGCTGAAACTTTTGCTACAGTACTAGGAAATAAAATTAAAGTTTACACAAACAATGATTTTGAATTAGAAAACACAGTTTTAACTTATTACAGACAACCAAGGAGAATACAAATTCCAGGAACATCAGATCCATATACGGGACTTGTTTCAACTGTAAATGTTGAATGTGAATTTAAAGATGATATTGTTGAGTTATTCATTGATGAATGTGTAAAAATTCTAGCAGGAGATCTTGAAGATGTTACTGCAAATCAAATTGCAGATAACTCAGTAGAAACTAATAACTAATATATAATGAACTCACCACAAAGAGGTCTATTAAAAAGACCAACACAACCAGCAGCGAGTCCTGCTTACACAAAGCCATCAGGTAATCATTGTGTTGAAGAAACAACTGCTTGTATTTGTGAATTAATGAATGCTTCCATTTCATTTCATAAACTTCATTTAAAAGTATCAGGCCCTAGTGCATTTGCTATGCATACTGCATTGGGTGGGTTGTATGACGGATTACCCGATCTAGTAGATACAATTACAGAAGCATACCAAGGAGCAGCTGAAAGAATTTTAGTTCTTCCAGACTGTTGTCCAAGAAGTCTTAATTCTGTAGAAGAAGGTATTGTTTACATCAGAGAAATCTATGACATGATTTGTGCTTTACAAGACATTATGTGTTTCTCAGAAATTAGCAATGAACTAGACAATGTAAAAAGATTACTAGGTTCAACAAAGTACAAACTTTTATTTTTAAAATAATCATGGCAACAGCAAAGAAAAAAGCAGCACCTGCTAAAGATAAATGGGTTCCACCATGGATCAAAAGTGCAAAAGATAAAGAAGCTGGTAAAACGCCAACAAAAGGAAAATCTTCAGTAAAAGCAAAAACTAAAAAATAATTTGCACTAAGTGTTGCACAATTGGATTATTTTTGCTATATTGAATATATTGTTTATTAACTAAAAAAAGAAAAATGAGTTATTTTAATCATGCTTACCGCAAATCATTTGTCGGAACAAAAGCAACCCAAGCAAATGTACCTGGTACATCCAATGCGGTGAATAACGGATTTTTGTTAGACGCAGGTGTACCAACATCAGCTTTAGCAAACGCTGTTGCACCAAATTCATTAGGAGTTGGTACTTATGGATTCTTTAATCCAAACACTTATGTATCTGTAAACAACGCATCTGCGGAAGTAGTTGCAGGAAAACCATTGGTTTTTGCTGCTGCATCTTTGTTTACTGATGATAAGATTGGACCTTTCCACGGAGGGTACAAAGAATCTAATAAATCAAAGATGATCAATCCGCGATTTGTTCACAAATTTTCTAAAATGACAGGTGCTGCTCCAGAGCAATCAATTTGGCATTTAGGAAACACAAACTGGAATTCTGATTCAATTGCAACTTTAGGTGCTCTTGTACCAGGTACTGGTTATGCTGCATCTCAAACTTATACTAATGTTGCTCTTGTAGATAGTGGCGCAGGTGTAGGTGCATTTGCTACAGTAGTAACAACTGCAGGTGGTGCAATCGCGTCAATTACAATTACACAACCTGGTCAAGGATATACAGTAGGTGATGTTTTAACATTACCAGCTTCAATTCCATTTACACCGGGTACGGCTGCTTCAATTCCAGTTGCAACAATTAAATACAATGCAGTAGGAAGTAATCCATGCAAATTTAACTTTGTATGTGGAGAAACTTATAATCTTCGTGTTGACTTATGGGGTTCACCCGTATTGCGTTTCTTGAATCATGACTTGTACAAAACTTTTGCAGCTTATACAGGTTGTTGTCCAACAGGTACAATTGTACCAGGAAATGTAGATTCTACATTGGTAATGATCAATTGGGCTAACCAAATCGTAACTGATGTATGGTTGCAGTACTTTGTTCGTCCAATCGTTTATACTCAAACAGGTGTTCCATTGTTTGCTACAGCTGCTGAAGCAATTGCTGCAGGTTTCCCTGGAACTAATGTATGGTCAACTTATGTATCTCCAGGATACATTGCTGGCGCATTAGCTGGTATTCGTTTGATTGGAGCTTACATTGAAACTAAATTTGGTAACTGTTCATTCCAAAATAATGATTTCTATGAAAAAGAAATCATTCAGATGAACTTATCATTGACAGATTTGACTGGTGATCCATGTGATTTCTCTGCACTTTGTGCTACTAAAGAATATGCTGGATTTACAGGACAAGGATATGGTGAAACTGTATTGCGTGATGTGATTCTTGATGAGTCATACTTACAAAATCATTTCTCTGATGATGTTCGTATCCGTGAGATCACTCAAGGAAATCAGTACTTTACTGCGGTTAACCGTAATGCGTTGTACACGCGTTATGTAATCCAGCACAGTGTTCCTCGTTATAATAACCCTAGTGGTGTTTATGATGATGATCAATATGCATTGAACATCTATGTTACTGCTGCTACAGCAACAGCATTTGAAACATTCATGGCAACATGGTTGGGTGCAGCTGCAGTTGGTGGAGTTGTAACATTGAATACTTTTGGTCATACTGCTTATACACCAGCAGTTCTTTAAGACCGGAGTTATATCTTCCTAAAATGGAGAATAGAGTCTTTCTCTGTTCTCCATTTTTTTTAAATGAAATCTTATGGCAACAAATTCATTAAGTTTAAATATTCCAAACATTATGACAGATTGTGTTCTTCGCATAGAAGACACAAGTGTGTATGATTTACTCATGCCTTATGTTTGCCCTACTGTCCAAGTATTAGTACCTGGATATAGAGATTGCATCACTTTCAATGACACAACTTTTCCACCAATTTATAAAGGATTTATTCTTAATCTCACTGCTTGTGATTTAAAAATACAAACTGAATGTTGTGGAACTGAGTTCCATTCATTACCTGATGGGATTTATGTCATTAAGTATGCCCTATCTCCGCATGATAAAATGTATGTTGAATACAATCATTTGCGTGTTACAGCTTTAAGAAAACAACTGAAAGAGGAATGGTGCAAACTTAAATTGAGTGCATGTGAACCAATTCCAGAAACTAAGAATAAATTTATATCTTTGATGGAGATTACTGGTTACATAGATGCGGCTCAAGCAAAAGCTGAATACTGTTTAGACCATGATCAGGCAATGGTTTTGTATAACTATGCCAAAAAATTATTAGATAATTATTCATGTAAACTTTGCTAAAATGGCTCAGAACTGTCAAAATTGTGGAGTATGTACTTGTACAGGAACATACATTGTAAATGCAACAAATGGTACATCTTGTTGTACCGCTTGCGTTAATACGGTCAATCAGCAAATTGCTGAAGGTCAAATAAAGAAATAAAATGGCAACAAATTCAGAAACTCCAAAAAATAATAAGTATTATACTATTATAGATTGTTGTAGCAATCAAGTGTATGTGTATCCTACAGGACATCCTTATGCAGGAACACCTGTGTACATTAAATACACTGGAGTTTTTTTTGATATTCAGCCAATGGATCTTGTAATTGATCCTCAAATCATAACTAGTTTTACAGATTCATCAGGCAATGTAACCAATGGTTGTTTTATTTTAAAATCAGCAAACCCGCCAGCTGGACCAGATCCAGCTAATACACAAAATTGGTTTGATGCTATTTATACAGGGTTAGTTACTACACCAATGTGTTGTGATTGCAATACAACATGTAACTCATTATTTTTTCAATGGCTAGGAGTTGGTAATATTACATTAGGTCAACCTATTTATTCTTTTGTAGGACCAACTGGAACGTATGATGGACATAACTATTATGAGATTCTTAATACTTGGACACAGCCTGTTGTATTTGTTTGGTTTTCAATAGATGATCAAGTATGGTATTCATCAACTGTTTTAGGAGATGCATTAACTATTATTGACACACTTAATTCAACAAATTTAGTGCCAGCAGAAGAAGGTGTAATAACATCATGGCAAAGTAATAGATTTCAATCTTACATTTGTAAGGCAATAGAACCAGTTGTTCCAACAATAGATCCTACTTTAAATTATCCAGAAGAAAGATACCAATTAACTTGTTGTTCAACAGGAGAAGCATTAGTTGTAAATGGTTTACCTGGAGTATTTGTATTCCAAGGTTTAACAAGTAACAACAATCATCCAGATGACTTTTTAGAAGTTGTTTTAACAACTATTAAAGACATCAATGCAAATGTTATCACCGGATGTTACCGCGTAACAGAGGCGGAATGTTTTGAAGAATGGGAAGAAATACTATGGCAGGACTTTTTTATTGAAACTGAGTGCGTGAGCACATGCCAGGAATGTTTACCAAAACCGGTAACAATTCCTCCAGTTACAAATCACAAGATGATTTACCCTGATTTTATAGTAAACAACGCAGAACCTTTTGATGCAGAACAAATCTTTTGTGCATTTGGAGATGCAAACTATGAAAAAGTATTAGCATTAAGATATGGAATACAATTCTGTTGTCCTACAGATCTAATGCAATCAACAATAGAACATGAAATCTTAAAGATGGATATTGCAGAGGATCCAAACGCGTGTTGTCCAATTGCTCCACTTCCAGGTACATGTAAAAAGTATTCAATCATTATTCCAATTAATGTGGAAGGATGGTTGTATTTTAAAGATTGCAACCGAGTTGTTAGAACTGTTATGTTCTATTCAGCTAGCACACCTTATGAAGTTTTTGTATGTGGTATAACAGCGCAAACATCCGCTGATATTTACATTCTTGCAAACAATCAAGATTTACTGCAGGTGCAGTTTACTGAAGGAGTGGATTGTAATTAAAATTAGGAAATTAAATTAAAAATTTGTATATTATTAGCTATGGGAAAGCCAACAAATACTAGAAGTTCTGGATGTGCTGTAACAACAAGTAACTGTGTTGTATGGCAAGGACCAGATTTGTGTTGCATTAATTTGTGTCATGGTGATACAATTAGCGATGTCATAAATGAATTAGCTAAAAGGATTTGCAAAATCTTTGAAATGCTTGATGTTCAATCTTATGATTTATCAGAGTTAATAAGTACAGAATGTCCACCAGCAAACTTTGTTGAACTTATTCAATTACTTATTGACACTATTGCAAAAGTAAATACAGGAACATCTGTAACAACAGGTGGAACTACTGGTTGTCCTGAATGCGAAATGGCAGTTGCTGCATGTTTTCAACAACAGTATGGCGTAGTTATGTCAATGACTGAATACATAACCGCTATTGGTTCTAAACTTTGTGATCAACAAGTATTGATTCAAACACAGAATAATGCTTTAGCTCAAATGCAACAACAAATTGCTGCATTGCAAGCACAGGTTAATCTTTTAATAGGCGGATAAGATGAAAAAGAAATGCACTCCGCAGAATAATGCGATAATAATTAAGACTCCTGTATGTTGTCCAGAACCAATTGTTCCTATAGTTAACGGTTGTGTGGATTCTTTTACATATACATGGAACATGGCTATTAATCAAGCCCTGCTTGATGAAACATTGTCAGTACAAGATTGGTTTGGTTCTTTGATAGGTGGTGGGCTAGTATTGTCAGATGCTTCAAATATTTGTTGTCCAAACTGTAAGGATGCTCCATTTTATTTTTTAGGGGGAGTGGAAATATTTAATACACTAGGTAAATCAATACCATCGCCAATATGTTGTATAAATGTTGCAGCATCTGCTCAAATTTATCCAGATTATTTAGAAAATTGGGATGTGCCACCAGCTTGTTGCAGTAATGATTTTGAAAGTTGTTTAAATCAGTTTTCAACTATTGTAGATATGCTTACATTACTTGATACAGGAGTTGTGGAAGTTAATGGTTATGATAACACACTTCTTTGTAAAATTTACAATTTGCTTATTAATACACCAGAAGATTTATTTCAAGGAGAAACAATTTCAGATGTCTTTATAGCTATTATACAAAAAGGATTTGTTTCTTATTGCTGCGACTGTAATGTGTTTATTGGAAATCCTCAAACATTTACAAAATGGTTACAAAATGGTGGATGTGGATCAACACCTCTTCCTCCACAAAAAACATATAGCGTTTACAGTCAAATATTAGAAAATGGTGCAACATATAACTCAATTATATATAAATGCATGGGAATCCAGTTTGCAGCTTGTTATGGAACAAATCAAACAGATATTGATGCTTTAGTAGCAATGTTTAATTCTAATCCACCTGTACAAATAAATTCTTGTTTTTTACAGTATGGAACTTACTTTAACAATGGGGATGGAAGAATTAGATGTCAAATGCCTGCTCTTACATATCTTGCAAATTGTTCTGGAGGAATGATGTCACTTGAAGTTATATATGATTAATAAAATAAGCAATGGGCTGTAAAAAATGTAAAACAAGTAAATGTACATGTGAAGTAACTACATGTATCAATCCTTTGATCTATATGTTTAAAGGAGTATTTTCGTTGGTAGGAACTGATTCAGATAATCTTACAGTATTGCAGATTTTAGCAAATATTTCAAAAGGAGGGAAATCTGTTAAAGTTCCAATAGGTGAAGTTGCAGTTAATGCTGAAGTTGGAATTAAATACCCTGTTGATGCAGTTCCTGATAGACAACTTAAATTTACTTTAGACGTAACTACAGCATTGATTGAAACATTATCTGGAGGAATATCTATTTCAAATAATAAGAATCTTTGTTGCCCTGATTGCAAAAATGGTATTTACTATTTAGGTGGCGCGGATAATTTTTTAATGGTGCAACAGTTTTTACTTGGTTCAAAAATAAGAATTTGTTGTTTAGAACATGCAACTACTATTGAAACATGGTTAAAAGTTTTAGAAGCAACACAAGATCAATATCCATGTTGCAATACTGATTTCAATGAAGCAATTCAACAATGGTTTGATGCATCAAGTTCATCAAGTGCTAATTTTTATTTGGATGATCTTTTTCAAATTGGAATCTTAGAGTCTTCATCATTTAATGGATATAGCGGATTAGGCATTTTGTTTAACTATCTGCAATTAAACCATCCAGAATTAACGGCTGAAGATTATTTAAATATTCTAGGAGTTATTGTAAATTTGGGACTTGTTATTCAGTGTAACGGTTGCGAAATGATAATGGCTTCATCAGAAACATATTTAAAATGGGTTGAAGCTACTAGTGGCGGAGGCGGTGGTGGTCCAGTGCCTGTATAATTATAAAATTAAAAATTACTAAAAATGGGATGTTCATCTTGTCAACAAAATAATCATGTAGTACCAAGTACACATGTACATAATCAAACTGCACAAACTCATTGTGAATGTGCTTGTGGTTGTGAGGAACCGGTCTGTCCTACTCCTCAGCCATGTACTGAAATTACAGACAGCAAGTGTATAATTTATACAGATGCTCCAATTGTATGCGGTAATGATATGGTAGTTGATTCTGGATCATCTGTTTCTATAGCCTTAAATCGGATGGTTGACTTTTTTTGTGCACAACAAGGTTTGACAATAACTATTGATCTTATATGTGAGGGTGTTGTAGTTGTTCCAGCGGGAACGTCATTACAAATTGCAATCCAATTGCTTTCAGTATTTATATGCGAAGTTGCTTCAATCCCTGGCCCAGTAGGTCCAGAAGGACCTCAAGGGATACAAGGAGAAGTTGGTCCAGAAGGACCTATAGGTCCGCAAGGTGATCCGGGAACAAATGGAACTAATGCATATAAATTTGTGCATGAACAATTAGCAACACTTTCTAGTGAGGTAATTACTATTTCAAGAGTAGAATTAGAAACTTGTGGATTACTTCCTACGGCTTGTTCATCAGATGATTTATTTGTTGATAAAATGTGTGATTTACATACACAAGTTTATTATGATAATGGAGGTACTTGGTACTTAATGCCACATAATCCTGTACTTGGTCAAGGTTATGACTTAAAAATAAGTGAAGCAAGTGGCGAAATTGTAATAAATATACAATATACCCTTGATCTACTTACAAAAGTAAGAGTTGTTATATTAGCATAAAATTTTAGACATGTGTGAAAACTGTGGAAATAATAATTGTTCTGGAAATTGCAATGTAATCCCTAAAGGTCTTCGTGGCCCAAGAGGACATCAAGGCGACAAAGGAGATAAGGGCGAGCAAGGACTGATTGGTTTGACTGGTCCACAAGGGCCATCTGGTGCTCAAGGTTTGACTGGTTTAACTGGTCCTATTGGTTTAACAGGCCCACAAGGTCCTATTGGTCCTTCGGGATTAGTTGGATCTGCAGGATTGCCTGGAGCAAATGGTATCAGTGGAACAAATGGTAATGATGGTGCACCGGGAGCAACTGGAGCAGCAGGGCTACAAGGTGATCAAGGATTTTCTGGTCGCGGAGTTGCTGTATTTGTTCAAACAAGTCAACCAGTAGCTGCTGACTTTACTGCACAGTATGGTGGTGTTGATGGATTTGGTGTAAACTTTATTCCTGGAAATGACGCAATAAGACCTGGCGATATTTGGATTCAATCATGCACACCATAATTTATGAGCAATTTTAAAATATTTGATGGTACAAATTGGATAGATCCCTGTGATTGCAATATTAGCATAGTGGATATTGATGGGGTAACTTATCAGTTACTCAATACAACCAATTGTATCATAAGTTATTTTGATGGAACTAACTGGTGTCCTATAACATGTCCATGTCAATGTCCTGCAGGTTATATATTTAATCCTGCAACTAATGCATGTGAGTTGACTACAATTGAACCAGCTGTTCCAAGTGGTGGAGCAACAGTTCCAATTGTAGCAGGAGGAACAAGTCCTAGTTATGGTAGTTCGTCATCTAGATTATATGAAGACATTTCTACTAAAATATTTCCTTTAAATGGTTGGTCAGATGCAACTCTTTGTCCATTTGGTACACCAGGTTGTACAGTAGGCTATCAAGTTTATGAATCAGCAGGTGTTGGAACTGTTTTAGTTGTTGATGCCATATCTGCAGCAGGAAATAATGTATTTACTAATTTTCCTGCTGGTTATACAGAAGGTAGATTAAATAATGTAGGTATATGGGCTACAGGATATAGTACCGATCAATGGCTGCCGGTTGAGTTTTGTATAAATATACCAACAGAAAAAACATATATATTTGCAATTGCTGGGGATAATCAAATTAGAGCAAGTATAACGTCTTCTACTTTTATGGGAGGTGTAGCTAATTTTAATCTTGTAAACTTATGGGGTTCATTTGGTCCAAGTGGCACACCTACAAGCACAGGTGTAACAAGAACATTTGCTATATGGCACATGTTTCCAATTACTTTACCGGCAGGTAATCATATTTTACAATTAGCAGGATATGATTTTGGAACACCTGCTGCATTTGGTGCAGAAATTTATGATATTCCTGTAGGAACTCCGGGAGATATTTGGCCTACTGATCAAACTCTAAATGCTTTTATAGCAAGTACAACAGTTACTGTAGTTGATCTTGCACCCTTTATTGCATTCTCAACACAACAATTAATTCAAACACCTCCTTTATTGATACCCGCGTATGGTGAAACAATTACTTGGAGTTGTCCGGATGGCAGTCCTGTTGATTTTTGTAATGGTGCACCGCAATGTATTGTTACAGATTCAATTCCATGTGGCCAAGGACAAGTGTTAACAAGTGAAACAGAAATAAACATTTGGTTTGATAACTCAGGTTCAATGAACACAACATTGTCCCCTTTGCAAACAATGCAATCAACTATACTTCAAGCATGCTTATTGCCTATTTACAATAATGATCCAGTGCTTTATAATGAAAGAGTCAAAGTACTCAATATGTCTTCTGGAACTTGGAATTATAATGAAAGGTTTATAAGATGTTTAGCTGAAGAAAGAAATTTTCAAAGAACTGCAGATACAACAGTAAATCAAGTTATTAATTTAACTTTTGCTGATGAATCTAATGATTATGGATACGGAGGTTCCGTAGCATTTAATAGTGGATCTAGAACATCTGGATATGATACAGACATTGCTTATTTAAGAAATGTAATGTCAACAGTAGGATACACAATAAAAGGAACTGCATTTAGAGTAAACACAGGACCTAATGCATTTCCAGGATTTAGAGGATTAACTCAGGCAACGTTCATTAATAATGGTGCTTACACAGTTCCTAATAATGTATCTGACTATTATACCTTAAACTTTAATTGTAACTTAGACACATTGGCTGCAGGTTCCCCAACTTACTATAGAGATCAGATAGTTGCTGCTCTTACAGCTTTAGGAATAAGTATCCCAGTGTGTCCATAAATAATATATGATATGTGTACTTGTAAAGGAAATTGTGAATGTAAAAGCAATGAAATAAAATTAAAAGGCCCAAGAGGATTTGTTGGACCGGCAGGACCACAAGGTCCCGTAGGACCACAAGGTCTGCAAGGTCTACAAGGCGCACCTGGACCACAAGGAAGTCAAGGACCGCAAGGTTTGAGTGGTGCAACAGGATCTGCTGGAAGCACGGGCGCAGCTGGTGCACAAGGTATTCCGGGAGTACCTACAACTGTTGATGACACAACAACTGTGGATCTTAGTTATACTGCAGGTGTATTAACTGCAAATGTGCAAGATACAGGGTGGGTAGATTTACTTGGTTTTAATCATTATTCTACTGATCCTACTATGCTTGTTAAAAGACCGCAAGTAAGACGTATTGGAAATGTTGTACATTTTAGAGGCAGTGTGGTAATTCCTTTGGAAGATGATACAAAAGTTGGTGATGTTGTTACATTTTTATATAAATCAGGCACAAACACTTATGAGGGTGTTGTATCATCATCATTACCAGCACATGGTAAAAAACCATATACTGGAATAGGTGGAGTTAATATAAGCACATCTGGAGGTTTAACTTTTAATAAAGGAGTTAGTGTAATTCCAGCTGCAGTTTTACCTAGCGGATATGTTCTAGATGGCAGTTATAGTCTTGGATGGAGATTAAACTGGAGAGCTATGGATACAGGCAGTTGCAATACAGTATTAACTTCTTTTGCAAATGTTGGTATTTCACCAACAGGCACGTTGTCATGGGGATGTCTTGCAGATTTAGAAGAAAGTTTTGTTTCAGGATGTAACCCAGGAGCATTTAGTACATCTGCATTAAATTATGTAGTTTCTAATGTGACACAAGGAGATCAAGTTACAGATTTTAAATTTGCAACAAATGTGCATGACAGTGTTTCATCAAGTAATCAAAACGCACAACCGTTTTTTAAAGCAAGTGAAGAATATCCAATTAGTATTAATGCAAATGATTCAAGTGAAATTGGAGGATTTTGGATTATTTTAGATGGATTAACCGGATTTATAGGACCATGCGTTGCAACAATACCGACACCTACACCAGTGTGTTAGAAAAAATGTCACAGAAGGTTGGTTTATGTGGCTGACTAGGATGAACCCCGGAGCAATCTGGGGTTTGTTTTATTATTTAATTTGTATTTTTGAGGATAAATTAGTATATTATATGGAGGTTGACTTAAATAAACCAAGAGTAACTGAGAAAAAAGGGAAAGTTATTAACTATAAAGAAGTTAAAGACTTTAATAAGTTGCACCCAAAGTACAATTTAGATAAGTCTGCAATCATAAAGATCATGAGAGCATTTAATTCAAACATGGCGGAAGAAACAATGACTAATATTTATGGAGTAATACTTCCTGAAAATATTGGTGCTGTGTTTATTAATAATGCTGGAAAAGCAAAAGGCAAGTCTATTGACTATGCTAATTCAAAACTAGCAGGAAAAACCGTTTACCATAAAAATTGGGATACAGATAACAACATGATGCGAATTGTGTATATTAACCACACCAAAAGAACTATGGTGAAGAATGCTAACATGTTTTCATTTAATCCTCTTCAGCAGTTTAGAAGAAAAGCTAGTGCATATTTTAGAATGCATTGGGCCAGATGCGTTTCTGTAAACTATAATTCTACTGTTGATATTAACATATAACCATGACAACAATAAGAGAATCCATATCAAGAATCAGAAATGTCTTCAAGTTAGTAAATGAAGATGCATTTTTAACTGACCGTTTTATTTACAGTTTGCTTATAAAGTATTCAAAAGCTTTGATAAGAAGACAAGATGTAGAAAACAAATTGATGCAATATGATAGTTTGTTTGAAACACTGCCGTATGTTGAGTTAATTGAAGTAGACAGAATTGAAGCTGACTGCGCTAGAATAAAAACTGGTTGCAAAATCATGCGAACTAAAAAGAAACTTCCAAAACTAATGTCTGGAAGTAACGGTCCTATCTTTAGAACAATTGCGCCAATTGATGGCAGTGATGTATTTCAACAATGTTTAACTGCTGTATATGTTGCAATGACACAATCAACAAATTTTAAATACAACAAAACTCACTACTATTGGTACAAGAATGGTTACTTATATTTTCCAGATATTGTTTGGGATGCTGTATCTGTAGAAGGAATGTTTGAAGAACCAGTTGATGCTTTTTGTAATGAAAATGATTCTGATTGCACACAAGCTCAAGATAGAAATGTAACAATTCCAGATTACATGTTTGCTGAAATTGAGCAAATGACACAGCAAGAGTTAATGACACTTGCTAAACTTCCACCAGATACTGGAGATAATTCACAAAATATACTGAGATAAGATGCCAAATACATTTTTAAACTATAGAACTTATGATCAGTTATTGGCTGAGATCCAATCTGATTTTAAAAAATACTATCTGGAAGATTTTATTAATCCTCAAGAGTTTATCAAAGTTGCAAAAAGATGTAACTATGAACTAGGCTTAAAGATTTTTAAAACAAAAGAAGTGGTACTTGACATTGAAAAAGGAAGAGCAAAACTTCCTAATAATTTTCAAGTGTTAAATTTTGCATTTATGTTAATGGATCATTTTATTATTGAGCCATTAATTTCAGGAACGCATGTTGAAAATGTAAATTTAGGACCGGTTTATAATCCAGGGAATTGGACTGATGTAAACTTGTGTTCTCCTGCACTTGCTCCTACAGAACCAGGATGTGAACCTTGTGCTGTTCCACATCCACATAGTTGCAATGACTGCGGATCCAAATATGAAAGTTGTTCGTGTAAACCTATTGGTGATGTCAAATTAAACTGCAAAGGAGAGTTTGTAGCTTTAACACAACACTTTAAATTCCACACAAGAAGATGGACAACTATGCGTTCTATAAGAATGATAAACAGTCCTGATGTTGTAGATCCAGATTGTCCAAACAAAACATGGCAAGCACGCGACACGGCTTATATTAAAGATGGATTTATTTACACTTCTTTTAAAACAGGAAAGCTGTATGTAAATTACCAAGGAATGATGGAAGATGATGATGGGAACTTACTAGTCCCTGATCATGATATGCTAAATGAGTTTTATGAGTATGCAATTAAACAACGCGTACTTGAGAATATGATTATGAATGGTGAAACTGTAAATGGAAGCCAAATTCAAATCATAGAGTCAAGATTAAAAGCTGCAAGAAACAATGCATACAGTTTGGTAAATACACCTAACTTTAGTGAACTAAGACGTATCTGGGAAATAAACAGAAAAGCTCAGTATCACAATTTTTATACAATGTTTAGATCCTACTAGTTATGGCAAAGCAAAGAAGTGCAGGTAGTTCTACATTTAAGAGTCAAGGAACATTTGATAAATCACTTGTAACTGATACAAGTGATTTTCATTTACCGGAAAACTCATGGACTTATGCAAGAAACGCAATCAACAATACAAGAAAAGGTGACTTAGGTAAATTGAGTACTGAGCCAGCTAATAACTTCTGTACGTTTGCTCCATACACAATTATTGGAGCTTTGCATATTGAAGAAGATAGATGGTTAATGTTTTCTACAAACAACACTGATTCTGAAATAGGAATTTTTAAAGAAGGTAATTGCTCTTATAGCACATTAGTGAATGACAAGTGTTTAAATTTTAGCACAGACAATTTAATAAAGGGAATTACTAGGGCAACATTTGATTGTTCATTTAATGCTTACTGGGATGATGGGCGCAATGTATCAAGAGTATTGGATATTGGAGCGGTTCCTTGGATACAAGTTTGTACAACAGTAAATGGTTGTACAACATGTGTTGATACCACCGATTTAGATTGTGATAAAATAAGACTAGAATCTTTCATAGAAACACCTTGTGTAAACATAGTTAAGGGAAAAGGTGTTGCAAGTATTTTAAATGGCTCATATCAAGCGCAAGTAGCTTATTTGGTAGATGACCAAAGAGTAACAGATTACTTTATTCCATCAAATGCTTTATCTCTGTTTGATCATACAAATGTTAATAGTTCCATAGATATCTATGTATCTAATCTAGACACAGCCTTTGACAGTTATGAGTTGGTTTTAATTTCAACCATAAATGAAAAAACAGTAGCTAGAAAGATTGGTATCTATAGCACCAGACAAAATGTTGTTTCTATAGATTACATTGACATTACATTACCCGTAGTACCATTAGCTGATCTAACAATAATAACACCAATTCCAGATAAGTCTGAAGCAATATTTAGTGTTGGTCAATATGCATTAAGAGTTGGGCCAACAACAAAGTTTGATTTTAACTATCAACCTTTGGCAAATCAAATTGGTACATTTTGGCAATGTGTAGAATATAAAAATGAATACTACAAAAATGGTGGAACCAATATTGGTTACATGCGCGATGAAGTGTATGGCTTTTTTATACGCTGGGTTTACAATACAGGAGATAAATCAAATAGTTATCATATCCCAGGTCGCGGTGCTGGTCAATTCTTTTTAACCAATGATGCAGGTGGAAACGCAGGAGCTATATCTGAAATTGCTCCTTGTCCAACTACAATTAATGATATTGAATCTCCTGATTACACACCAAGAGTTTTTGAAGTTTATAATACTGCAAGTTTAATATCAACTCCAAATACAACATTACCTGATGGTGGACTTTTAGTTGCTGAAGGACAAATGGGTTATTGGGAATCAATTGAACTGTATGATGACAAACATCCAGAAATTTGGAACTCTTTTGTACCAGGTAGACCTGATTGGAATTTATGTGGCCAACCAATACGTCACCATAAGTTTCCAGAAAATGTAATTACATCAGGTGGTTCTACTAATACACTTACCAATCACTACAAAGACGGGGGTGATAAAATTAGAATTATGGGTGTTAGATTTGATAACATTCAACCACCAAAAGACAACAATGGAAATTTAATAACAAATATTGTTGGATATGAAATATTAAGAGGAAACAGAACTGGTGCAAAAACAGTTTTGTATAAAGGGCTTATTAATAATATGTTTGAATATGATGCTCCTAATTTGGTAACAAATAGAAAAGCACTATATGCAAATTATCCATTTAATGATTTAAGACCAGATCCGTTTATTTCATCAAATACATTGCCAACTAGTTATGAACCACTTCAAGGTGGGCTAATAAACTACACTCCTAATGCGGATTACAGCAAAAAACATTTTACTTTTCATTCTCCAGACACAATGTTTGCAAGACCGTTTTTGGTAGATGATGAAGTAAAAATTTACGGTGCTGCATGGGGAGAAAGTCAGGGTTCTTATGTTGAACCTAAAAATCACCCGCGTCATAAATTTATTACAGATGTATCTTTTATTACAGGCATAGTAGTTGGATTTGGTTATGCTATTTCTAAAATGCTTGGTTCAAGAGATATTAAGTATAGAGGATACCAAATTGACAGTGATCCAATTTTTGCAGGTTCTTCAACGTCAACAGGAAATATTATACCTGTAGGTGTTGCATTAACAGCGGCACAAGCTGCTGCAATTAATACCATTGGGGTTCAAGGAATGGGTGATGCGTTAACTGGACAAAACTCAGGAATAGCATCAATTACTGGTTCTTCTCAAGGAGCTTTACTTACAGCATCAAGAACATCTGCTCAGATACCAAGCACAGGGGTTACTTCCGGTTATTTAGAAATAACTTATAAAGACCAAGATGCTGGACCGGGTATATTAAAAGCTGCATTGTTAGCTTTAGGAAATCCTATGTTTTTAAGTTACTTAGCAGGAGGTGCAGACACCACTTACAAATTAATTGAATCATTAGGAGCGTGGCAACAGTTTGCTTTACAGTACCAAGCATTATGCAAATATGAAAACTTTGCTGCACCTTATGCAAATAATAGAAGACGTAGAGTAAATGATGCTAGATATTTAAATCCAGGAGTTCAAGATTACCAAACTAATTACATTGTAAATCATATTTACAGAAATGAAACAGTAATGTTTGATACACCTGTAGACATTGAAAACATTACAGGTGCAATAGTTGACGTATCAAGACCACCGCGATTGTCAGCAATGCCAGCTGACCGCCATCTTGATAATTTTTCAAGAAGAGCATCTTCTCATTATGTAGCTTTAAAAACAAGACTTCGTAATCAGTATGGACAGTTGCAATCCATAAGACAACTTATGGTTTCTTCATGTGTAACTCCTATAGCGTTAACTAATTCACCAACTTTATTTGGAGGTGATACTTACATTGGAAAATACTCTGAAAAAAACACATTGTTTTATTTTCAACAGTGGTTAGACGGTCAACCTGATGGCGCAATTCTTAATTACAACAAACAAAAGATGTTTGAGTGGACTGCATTTTGGATGGATACAGATCCATTTGATTTAATGGAGTTTGTTCAAAGTGTTCCTGGAGCCTTGCAAAGTGCAATTCTTGCTGGATCACTTTCAACATTTTTTTCAACTTTAGTTACACCAAGTGACAAACATTGTTTTGATAGATTACCTGGACAAAATGGAGTGTTCTTATTAAAAAGAGCATTTATGTATTTATTTAATTCAGGAGTTCGTGATTTCTTTGTAGAGTCTGAATTTAATATTGATATGCGTGATTGGCAGGATACCGATGCTAAAAAACATTATCCTGTGCTTTCTGATTTAAGAACCCTGTTTAACATGAACTTGATTAAAGCAGATAACTATTATCAAATTGATAGAAGTTTGTCATGGTCATTTATGGCAAGTCAAAAAATTCCATGGGGAGTAATGCAAGGAAGAGATTATAATCCATTATTATCTGAAACTTGTTATACAAAGTATCCTAGAAGATTGTTATATTCATTGCCACAAACGGCTGCCGCAAATAATATTTCACTTGCTAAAAAAGATCAGTGGCGTGTATTTTTACCAAACAATTATGCTGACTATGAAAGTAATGTAACTTCAGTAAAGTCAATTAATAGAACAGCTGCTTTAATATTGTTTGAGAATCAAGCACCTGGTATGTTACCGGGTGTAGATGAAATGCAAACTCAAAGTGGTGCAAACATTACTATTGGAGATGGGCGATTATTTGCAAGACAGTTACAGCAACTTTCTAATTCTGAAAATTCTTATGAGTATGCATCGTGTCAAAGCAGATTGTCTGTACTCAATACTCCAGCTGGTGTGTTTTGGATGAACCTTAATCAAGGTAAAATCTTTTGCTATGCGGGAGGATTAAAAGAGATTTCACTTAAAGGAAATAGATTCTGGTTGAACATCTATCTACCATATAAACTCCTAGAAGACTTTCCAACATATTCTGTTACAGATAATCCAGTTGCTGGAATTGGATGTCAGACTATTTATGACAACGAGTACAGTTTGGTTTATTTCTGTAAGAAAGATTACAGGTTAAAGAAAAACTTACCTGTTACAGTAGAGTACATGGGAGGTTCTAAATTCTTAATCAACGGTGTTTTTATTGCTAAAACTGGAGATCCCCTTTACTTTGATGATTGTTCATGGACTTTAAGTTATGATCCAAAAATTGAAGAGTTTGTTTCATTCCATGATTGGCATCCAGACTTATCTTTAGGAGCAAAGAATACATTCCTTACAACTAATGATAATGGTATTTGGAAACACAATAACATTTGTAGTAAATATTGTAACTACTACGGTGTTGACTATCCGTTTGAGGTTGAGTTCCAGTTAGACAATAAGTTTGCTGTAGCAACTATGCGTAATGTTGAATACTACATTGAAAGTTATGTATATGATGAGCGTAACTGTTATGATAGATTTCATGTATTAGATCACGGATTTGATGAAGCAACCGTGTATAATTCAGAACAAGTTTCTGGAGTACTTAAACTTCATCTTAATCCAAAGAATAATTTACCATTGTTATTGACATTCCCAAATATTCAAACCAATTACATAAACATCTTGTTCTCTAAAGAGGAACAACAGTACAGATTTAATCAATTCTGGGATGTTACAAATGATAGAGGTGAGTATAGTGGTGCTGAAGAAAGAATTTGGATGACAGAAGATAATGGGTATATTCGCACATTAAATCCCGCAAACTTAAACTATGACAAGCAAGAGTTTCAAAGAAAAAAATTCAGACACTTCAACAATAGAGTAATTTTGAGAAGAACTGTAAACAATAATGTAGAAATCTTAGTGAGCTTGGCTGCAAGTAATCAGCAATTATCTCACAGATAAACATTTTATAGTTAAGATAAATAAAAATTTTTTTGTATATTAGAACATAAGCAAGATTGAAAATGGAAAATCCACAAGCACAAATGCCACAAGGCCAACCAGGTCAGGCTCCAGAACAAATGCAACAAGGCGCACCTCAAGGTCAACCACAACAAGGTGGTCAAGATCCACAGATGCAACAAATTATGCAACTTGTACAACAGATGATGCAACAAGGTGCACAACCTGCTGATGCTGCAGCTGAATTATTAGCTAAACAAGTTCCGCCTGAAATGATTATGCAAGTTTTTGTTCAAATGGGAATGCCAGAACAAGATGCTCAAGCAGCTATTGAACAAGCTATGCAAGGTGGTCAACAACCACAAAATCCAGGTGAAGAACAAATGGAAGGTCAAGCTAGTAATCCTCAAGAGGAAATGGCTGAACAAGGTGCACCGGCTCCAGATCAAGGTGGACAACCATCTCCTGCTGAAGAAATTCAAATGAAATATGGTGGTCGCATGCCAAGACGTTTGCGTTCATACGCTGAAGGAGGGGACAATCAAGAAATGCAAGCAGTAATGCAGCAAGTTCAAGAGATGATGTCACAAGGTGCAGATGCAAGACAAGTTATGGAGCAAATTCAAGCTGCCGCACAACAAGGTCAGATTAGTCCTGAAATTGCAACATCTGTGATGGAACAACTAAGTGGTATGCAACAAGCAACAGATCCACAAGGTTCTGATGTAGCAATGACAGAAGGCTCACAAGATCCTCAAGCACTGGATCCAAATGTACCTGCACCAGACTCTGCAATGGGAATGGCTAAGTTTGGTGGCAATCTTAAAAAATTAATGTCACGCGCTTATGGTGGACCGGCAGTTGCTCCGGGGACTGATTCTAAAACATACGCACAAGATAGAACATCAATGTTTGTTGGTGCTGTTAAAAACAGTGCATACAAATCTACATTAGATGATGAGTTTCCGAGCCTTGGTGGAAATCAAAGGGCATACGGTGGCGATCTTCCTAAAGCTCTAAATGGTATTGAAATGGGAAAAGATGGTAAAGTAACCATCAATCCAAAAGCATTTAAGTCAGAGGCTGACTATAAAGCAGCAGTGTATGATTGGAATAATGATCCAGCAAATAAAGATCAAACGGTAACAACAGAGATGTTTACTGCAAATAAATGGTCACAACAGCCAGATAAAAATGCTAGTTATAAATATGACGAAGCAACTGGTACTTATATTGCGCAACCTGCTCAAGAAAAAACAAATCAATTTCAGTTTGCTGAAGGTGACGTACTTGGACAAGACGCACAAGGTAGTTATGTAACTAGAAAAGATGGCACAATGCAAAGAGTACCAGCTGCGCAAGTTCCTGGTGCATCTCAATCATCTTATTCTCAAATTAATCCTGTAGCTTATCAAAATCCAATGAACCAAGGTTTATATGGTAATTTATTTGCTGGTGCAAGTCCTTTTGCAAGAATGATGTCAGGCATTGGTACAAACAATATGTATGATCCAAGAATCACTGGTGCTAATTTGCCAGGTGGCATGAATGCTAATCAATTCCTTGGTGCTGTAGGAGCAAATGGTTTAGTGCCTGGAATGGCCGGAAATGTTGCTGGACAAAATTGGAGAATAGGTGAAGCTGAAAAATTCAAAGAAGGTAGTATCTGGAAAGGTAATAGAAGAAAAGGAGTACGTTACCAAATTGATTGGGGTGATGCTGCTGCAATGAATCCTGCTGCACCGGCTGGTCCTCAAGAAGGTCCTGCTAATTCAATTACTCCAATAAATGGGGTAACTCAATATGCAGGTTATCAAGATGCAACTGGTTTAAATCCAGCTCCTGGAGGTACAACTTTGCAAACAGACATGTACGGTAATCAAACAGCAATGGCACCAAAAGATTGGCGTACTTCAAATGCGCAAATTCCTGGTGCTGTTTCATTTAATCAACCTTCTGCTGCAAATGTAGCAGATCAAAGTTTAGTTGCTCCGGGTTCTACTGATGTAGTTAATCCGGCATCTGAAGTAAATCAAAATGATCAAAATGCAATTGATGTAACTAAACAAACAGAAACTGGTGTTAAAGGAATACAAGACGGAAAACTAGTAGAACAAGATTACAAAGATTCTAAATGGGATAGAAAAGAAAATAGATACAATGAAAAAAAGGATGCGGCTCTTGCGCAATTTGATAAAGAAGAGGCTGCTCGGGAAGTTGCTAGAAATGCAGGAACTCCAGCTGTAGATGAAGGCAACGTAGCTAATCAATCGGCTTTAGAAAATCAAAAGTCAATTGAAGAAAGTATGCTTAAAAAAGAAGGGGAATATAAAGGCATTGATGAGAATAATCCATATATACCTTATGATACAGATAGAAAAGATTTTAGAAGTGATAGAGCTTTTTATAAGGAAACTTATCCTGATTTAAGTAGATCTGAAAGAAAAGATATATCTAAAAACTTTTCATTAGGTAATGTACCTAATTATAATGGAAACATTTATGAATCAAAACAAGATATAAGAAATACTAGGCAAGAAGATCGCCAAGCTAATAGAGCAGAAAATAAAGAAGCTAGACAAGCTGGCAAGCGTTATGAATATGGAGGGGGTGTTGATCCAGCGGCATTAGAAAATGCAGTAGCATTAATCAACCGCGCATTTGGAGGTAGAATACCAAGAGCAGATAATGGAATTAATTTAGGTTCTGAAGATACAGATGGAAATAAAATTCCAGACTATTTACAGTTTGAAAATCTTCCAGCAAATCAACCAAGTCCTTTTGGAAACAATGGTACAATTGAAGAATCTGCTGGTAAAAAGTTAGACATCAATTGGAATCAAGTTGGTGCGGCTGCAGGTGATATGTACATGAACGCTGCAGGTAAAGTAACTAACTTTGCAAATAAAATGAATGCAATGAATCCTGAAAGGGACAAAGCTAAGTTGTCTGCATTAAATCGTCCAAGCAACACTTATGATACAATGAAGCAAGGTCTTTATGATCAAGCTGGGAACTTTATTCCAAACGATATTGGCAATCAGGTATTGAATCCAACAGATACAATGTATAATAACCAAAGACAAATTTTTGCTTATGGCGGCAGAGTATATGAAATAGGTGGAGAAGTAGATTTAGCAGATGATGAAATGGAACAATTAGCTGCGGCTGGATTTAAACTTTCAAGAGTATAATTATGGGTAAGTACACAATAACTGGATTTCCTAATCAAGAAGTACCTAAAGTAACTTTGTCAAAAGTTCTTGGTCCTGTGAATAGGAAGATAGCTAATGTTGAAGCTGAAAAAGGTGAAACAGTAGTTACAAACATGAGCAGAGGTATTAATAATATCTATGAGATGTATTCTATTGGTGGCAAGAAGCACAGCCAAGGTGGAACTCCTTTGAATTTACCTACTGATGGTGATAAGGAATCTGATGGAACTTCGTTTATCTTTAGTGATAACAAGAAGATGATAGTAAAAGATCCTGCAATCCTAGAGTACTTCGGTGTTAATCCAAAGAAGCCTCAAACATTTGCAGGCATTTCTAAATCATGGCTAGATGCAATCAATACGTCAAAACAAATTCTTATTGATGATACAGCGGATAAAGTAAGCAAGAAGTCTGCGGAAATGTCAATGGACAATGCTGCGTTTAAAATTGCTGCGTTGAAACTTTTACAAGAATCACGCAAAGGATTCAAAGATGGTGTACCTAATGGGTTATCTCCGTTCTTTGATAAGTTGCAGATTGATCCTAATGAAATGTTTGCTATGAACCAACAAGACGCAGGTGCAGCTAATCAAGCTGTTGCTAAAGCTTTTGGTGGCGCAGTTAATGATTTTGCAGCTACTAATGAATTGTATCCTTTCCCTTCTCTCTCTATGGGAGGACAGCTTCGTCAGTATGGTGGTGGAGGAAGAGTCTATAAGAAAGAAGAACTACCCGCTTCTGCTGATATTAATACTACAGGAAAAGGATTTAAAGTTGGTCAGTATGTGCAACAAGAAGACGGCACATTTAAAAAAGTAACCAAAGTAAATTTAAATCCAACCGCATCTGCAGATTCGCAAACAAGCTCAGGCCCGATTTCAGAGTGGATAACAAAAAGTCCGGAAAACGCTAAGTCTGCTGAAGCTGCAAACTTGGTTATTGAAAATGGAATTAAAAATGGAACTATTGTTAAAGTTCCAGGCACAAATCAAATTAAAATTCAAGGAAACTTTAATCCTGACTTTAAAGACCGTATTATTTTAAGTAGGGTTATTAATCAATCAGGTAAAGATTTTTCTACAGACAAATACAAAATTACATTACAAAGAGGTAGTACTGATTATAGTGGTGCAAAGGATGGTAAGTGGCAAGGTAGTGGTTCATTTGTTGCTGGGTTTACTCCAGAGGATTATGAAAAAAGATTCCTGTTTGAAAAATCTCGCGGTGCAGGTATGACAGACGATGAAGCTTTTAAAGCAGTTGATGATACATATAAAGATCCAACTAAAGTCAAAGAACTTAGAAAAGAATACATTGGATTTTTAGGAATAAAACCTCCAGAAAAAGAAGAAGATTTAATGGCTCCTGATTTTTATAAAAAAAATTATGCTGCCGTAACTGCAGGGGTTGAAAGTAAACTTGGTGAATCTGGATATAGACCTGCAATTGGAAATGAACAGTTGTCTGGTTTTGAACATTTTGATGCATTTGGTTTTACAGCTAATCCTGAATATGAAGAAGAAGGTACAACTCCTGGAGTAGGGCCTTGTGCTACATGTCCAGATGGAACAGTTCCAGTTAGAGATGCTAGTGGTAATTGTGCACCGTGTAATACAAAAGCACCAGAGTATAAAAAATTAGGTCAAACTAATCAACTTGTAAATCCTTATGGCTTTAGGAGAGAAGACTTGGCTTCACTTAATCGTGCTGTACAAGCTAGATTTGAGATTCCTGAATTACATCCTTGGGCTAAGTCTGCTGAAGTTGTTATGCCAGATCGTGCATACTATTCACCAGAGCGAACAATAGCTGCTAAGAATGAGCAATTGAATCAAATGATGCAAGGTGTTTCTGCATTTGGAAATGCACAATCTGCTGGCGCAACCGCTATGGCTTTAAGTGGTCAAGCTTACGGTGATGTAGCAAATGCAATTAGCGATTATGCTGATAAGAATGTAGGTGTGTTTAATGCAGGTGAGCAATACAATGCTCAATTGGCAAATGCGCGTAATGCTCAGGATGCTCAGTTGGCTACAAATATGTATGACAAAGAGAACATTTTAAAACAAAGTCTTGCAAATTCTATCAGTGCTGCTAAAGATAAAATTACGCAGCTTTCTAATCAGGCTTACACTAATGCATCAAACATTTATAATTTGAATACCACAACGGAGAACTTCAAAAAAGATCCGTTTACAGGTATTATAACCAAAATGAATGATAGAGCATTAACACCGACTAAAGACAACTCAGAAGATCTTGGAACACAGTTTAATGATTTTGCAAAAACAGTACCTACTTTGACTCCAGACTTGGCAATGAAATTATTTCAAGCTCAAAAATCTGGCAAATGGGTTGTGGAAAAAGATGATGAAATTACTAAAGCAAGTGAGTTGAACAATACCAATGTTCAGTCTTAACTAATTTTTGTTTAGGGTTTAATTAATATATTTACAAAAAAAACAATGGCAACTTATATACAGGGACAGACAGATTATATTAGTCAGATACAGCCGACAGAACCAAATTTAGCATTTGATGCGCAGATACTGCAACAAAAACAAGCTAAGTATGACGCTAATCATAAAAAAGTAAGTGAGTTATATGGTTCATTGTTAAACTCTTCATTGACGCGTTCTGATAATATTCAAGCCAGAGATGAGTTCTTTCAAATTATCAATGATGATATTAGAAGAATGGGAGGTTTGGATTTTTCATTAGATCAAAATGTTCAAGCAGCTGCAGGCGTTTTCCAATCTATTTATGAAAATAACAATATTGTTAAAGATATGGTTTGGACCAAAAACTATAATAGTGAAACTAATAGAATGGAGGGATTCAAAAACTGCATTGATGAAGAAAAATGCGGTGGTTCATATTGGGAAGAGGGTGATAAGTACATGCAATACAAACGCGCAGAATTTAAAAATGCATCAGCTGGTGATGCTTTAGGTATGGGGGATGTAACTTTTGTTCCGTATAAAAGTGTAATGAAAGAAGCCATTAAACTAGCTAAAGATGCAGGTCTAAATATTGAGTATGACAAATTAAGTTCAGATGGTGCTTATATGGTTACTACCAAAAATGGAGAAGTATTGCGTTCACCTTTAACTGCACTTTTTAATAAAACTATTGGACAAAATCCACAGTTTGCTGAAATGTTCAAAACAAAAGCGTATGTAGATAGAAATGACTGGGCTTATAGTAAAGTAAGCATGGGTGAATTTAAAGATGTCAATGAAGCGCAGTTAGGTTATGTCAAACAGATTGATAAAAATAATCAAGCAAAAATTGAAGAACAAGCTGAAGCCTTAAATACAGATATTGGACACTTAGATCAAGTAACAAAAGAATATGAAGAGGATTTTAAAAATGGAAAATTTGTTCAAGGTAGTGATAAGTATAATGAATTAGTTGAGTTAAAACAATTGCAAGACAGTGCAAAAAATGCTAAAGCATATACTGATCAAATTTCTTCTATTTCACCTACTAATCAAGCAGGCATTGGAACTTTAACAGATCATATTGATAATCAAAATGCGTATGCTCTTTTTAATGATGAGATACAAGGTGCTGTGAATACACTTATTTTTAAAGATGCTAAGTCAACTATGAAAGCGGATGATTTTGCTAAGATGAAAGTAGATCATAGCTATAAGTTATCGGAGATGGCTACTCAGCATAGTTACAATGTTGCTTTGGACGCAGCGGAAACTGCAAATAAAAAAGAATTAGAAGACCACAAAAAAGCACTTGGTAATTCTGCTTATACAGGAGGAGCAGGAAGTGAATTAACTGCATCTAATGATTACATTACTAAAGCGGACAAGGTAGCTGCGTATGATCCAGAGTTGGAAGCAAGAAAAAAATATCAAGCTGCAAATGGAGGATTACTTCCTGAACCTAAAGATGTAGCTGCTTATGAAGGTCAACAATTAAAAGATTACAAAGATTTTTTAGCACAAACTAAAAGTGATTTAGCTTTACTTCAAAGAGATGCAAATAAAGCAGCTGTTAAATTCAATAAAACTCCAGTAAATAGAGATGTTGTTACTTATACTGATATGCAAACTTACAGTGATGAATTAGGATTTGATTACTCAACTAAGTTTTTTGAGAATACTCAGGATCAATTAAAAGGAGCATACAAAACTAAATGGGGTAAAGAGTTAACTGCTGAAAGATTCCAACAAGCAATAAGTGCAATAAATGCAACTGATCCTGTTTTAAGTCAAATTAAAAATAATTTAAAATTAGATTAATCATGGTAGATTTTTTATATAAACGCGCATCCGATACAGAACCTGCAGGTAAAGCAAAAATTGAAACAAAAGTTGAAGCTAAAGTTGAACCTAAAGGTGAAACAAAATCAAAAGCTGAGCTTAGTAATTGGGATTCTCAAATTGCTCCTATTATAGATGAACACCCTGAGCTTAAAAAGTTTGTTAACTTTCAAACCTCAAAACCTATGATGCGTGCTGTAAATGGCAGGTATGATATGGTAATGGGACAACTAAAAGAAGATGATCCTAAAGCTTATGAAAATTTTAAGAAGTTCAAGAATAGTTCATGGGCTATGGCCAATGAATTAAAGAAATATAATACTGATGAGTTTGATGCAGAAAAATTTACAAAGTATCAAAAAGATGCAATTGTTTATTTTAATGGCATTGCTGATTCTTATGATTATGAAAAAGGTAAAGGATTAGCAATGAACTCTGAAGGTCATATGATGACAAGAGAGCAATATGATAAATGGGATCAAACACCAAGAGTTTCTAAAGATAAGGCATCAACTACAGCTAAAGTAGTTTATGATCCAACAGCGGATCAAGAACTTGTTGCTGATTATGAATTGGCTAATGTAAGCAGTGGTTATAAAAAACTTAAAAGAGTTGACCAGCATTATAAAAATCAAGGTCTTGATTTAATTCAACCAATTACTAAGTCATGGGTATCTACTTCTTTACAAGGAATTGATACAAAACATCCTAATGGCGAATCAGATTCTGCTGCATTAAATATGAACATGGATATTTTGAGTCATATCGGAAAACATAAAACAACACAGGATCCAGATTTAGCAGCAGGTGATCAGCAAACTGCAAATACCATCCTAAAGCAAATCCGAGGAAAAGATAGAACTGAGCAATTGCAAATACTTAAAAATTATTCTGAAAAAATTAATGGTATGACTGGGAGAATGGGTTACTATGGTAATGCTACCATCTACAATAAATACAAAAAGGGAGTCATTGGTCAAAATTTAAATTATTATCCACAAAGGAAGGGTAAAGATAGAGATGACTATTACAATGAAACACAAGAAAATGGAATAATTGATAGGACTATTATGAATTTTCAAGCTTTTCGTGGTGTTGATAAAGACATTAGATTAAAAACTTTGGATGTGGCTACTAATAAAAAATGGGAAGCAATTAGAGATGGTGCTAAAATTGGTGGAGATTTATCTAAAAAAGACATGGAAGTTGCTTTTAAATCTCTTGTTGATGAAAATGGGAATATCCGGTCTTTGAAAGCATGGAGGGGCGAGTTAGGTAAAAATCTAACAAAAACTGTAGCTCTTAAAGATGAATGGGGATATGAACAAAAGTATTCTGAAAATACTGATGGGCTGGTTAAATTTTATAATAAAATTGCTGGTGTAACCGATCCTCAATTTTTTACAAGTGGTGCATTTGAAGGAGCGCAAAAAGAAGTATGGACTGAAGCGTATCTAAAATTAAAAAAGTCTTACAAAAAAACATTTGATGACGTTAGTGTCAAACAAATTTATGATGCAACTTTGTTAGATGCAGGTTTTGGTAAAGACAGAAACCAAGCATTGAATTATGTTGGTGTTAATTTAGCAGTTGACAAAAACATGAAATTGAAAGAAACAACAGGACCAAAGCAAGAAAATGTTCAAAAAGTATTTGGTTTATTGTTTGATGAAAATGGAAATGTTGATAAGGAAAATGTAACGCTGTTTAGTAACAAAGATATTAAAGATGGACTTAACGCAGTGCAAGCAGGCGAACTCAAAGAACAAAGAAAACTAAATGAACAAGTTTTAAAGAATTTTTTAAAAACAAACAATGATAATGTTACTATGACTTTCTATAGGAACACCAATGTTTCTGGTCAATCGGCTTATCAGTTTTATAACACTAAGACTAAAGAAAGTATGATGGTGTATGCTCCACAAGAAATGTTAGGAAAAAAAGGTGTTAAAGAAGACTTGTTTACAAAAACCGGAAGAGATCCATTAGACTTTACTTTTAAAGCTAAAGGTCAACTTGATATGCCTATTTTTAATGACAAAAATAATAAACCGGCATATAAATCTGCAGCATTGAAATATGACAAAGAAAGAGATTCTTATGTTGGGGAAATATGGGATTATAACAGTGAAGGGTTTTTGAAATCAAAAATTTATGAAATACCTTATGGTTCTGCAATTTCTGTAAATGATGCACAGAAAACATTTTTGGATTTTTTAGCAAAGGATTATAGAAACAGCAAATAACAATTAGTCATGGCCGAGTTAAAGACAATTACAATATCAGAAAAGGATTTTAATGATGATGCACAAAAACCAAAACCAAAACTGGATGCAGATGATGTAAAGTTTAAACAGTTAGCTGATAAACATTTAGAAAAAGCACTACCTAAATTAGTAAGTGTTTATAATATGGGTAAGGCTAAAGATTTTTCTGCTAAGCAGGCTAATCTTGCAAAGTATGCAACTTATGGTTCTGAAACTTATGGTAAACTAGGATTTGATCCATTTAAAGCAGGCGGTATTCCAGGTAAAAAATCCGGAATGGATGTACTATATGATGATAATACTCACTGGTCCGCTGATGTAGGTAGAGCTTGGGACGGCATGTGGAAATTAGCAGGTATTGGATTTCAAGATACAATTGGCTTAGGCGCATTTGCTGACTCAGGAAGTTATCTTGATTTTGAAGATACAATGAGTAAGTTTTCTTCATCAAGAGGTGGCAATGCTGGTTTTTGGTCTAATACAATGTTATCTTCTGGATATACTATTGGTATCATTGGCGGTATTGCTGCTGAAGAATTAGCATTAGCTGGTGTTACTGCATTAAGTGGAGGTGCTGCTGCACCGGCAACTGTTGCTGCTGGAGGATCTTTGTTAGTACAGGGTGTATCAAGATTAAAGCAAGCTGGTAATATGTTGAAGTTTGTAAATAAACTTCAAGATGTAAAAACGGCAACTGGTTTTATGGGTAAAGCCGGAGCTAGTGTAAAAGGTTTTGGTAAAGCTTTAAATCCATTGGAAAACACAATGGATTTTATTTTTACAGCTGATAAATTAAAAGATATAAATGGATTAAAACAGACAGCATTAGGTGTAGGATCTATTGTAAGAGATGCTAGAAAAATCACAATGTCCCACAGTGAATCTAAATTAGAAGCCGATATGGCGGCTAAAGAGTTTAGAGAAAAAATGTATGATGATTATTATAAAAGTAATCCAGATATGGCAGGCAAGCCATTATCAAAAGAAATGGCCAACAAAATTGAAGGTGAATCTCAAAAAGTACGGGACAATGTTTATACTTCAAACTTTGCTTTAATTTATGCTACAAATGCAATTACATTTGATAACATGCTTAAATCTATGCGTGGTACAAATAAATTTTTTGCTAATGCTGGTGATTTATTTAAAGTTGTTCAAAAAGAAGGAGGCAAAGTAGCTGTTGATGTTCTCAAGAAAAATGTTTGGAATTATGGTAGAAAAAAAATTGGAGAAATAACTTGGCAAGGCGCATTAAAAAGTGTGGTATCCGGTTCAATGGAAGGATTCCAAGAGCTTGGACAGGATGTAATTTCTGAATCAGTTAAAGCTTACCGTGAAAGAAATGTAAAAGGTTTACAAGTTCGTGGTGGGATGATGAGCTTTTTAGAAAATGATGTTACAAAAGCCATTGATAAACAAAAGAGTGGTGAAGGTTTAAGTACATTTCTTTCTGGTGCATTAATGGGTGTATTTGCATCACCTGTTGGATTTGCATCACAGCAAACTCAAAATTATTTATTTAATGGTGGTGTAAATAAAACCTATGACTATTTTTCTGATAGAGATAAATACAAACAACAAAAAGTAGATGTTGAATCTAAAAGAAAAGAAAAAGCAAAAGTTCTTACTGAGTTCTTTAACAACAGTAAAAACTTTGTTGATGCTTGGTCAAAAGGCATTTATTCACAAAGTGAACTACAAGAACAAATATTAACTGCTGGTGAATCTGGTGATCAAAAAACCATGAAAAATAAACAGCATGAATCTTTTGTTAATGGTGTGCATACTTTGCTTGAATCAGGAATGGAGAATCAATTTGCTGATCATTTAGAGTACATGGGTAAAAATTTAAACGCCCAGCAATTAAATGAAATATTTAGCAGAACAGATATTACTGAAGAAACCAAAGGTCAGTATCAAAAGAAGCTTCAGCATCAAGCAGAAAATATTAAAAAGCTAAGAGGTGTTTACAATGAAATTCAAAACACTATTAATAATCCAATTGATTTAAAATCTTTGGATGTTAATGATCCAGAGTATTTGAATAAGTATTTTAAATACAGGTCAGTTGAAAACTTAAAGAAAGAATTATTATTTAGTCATGCTAAAATTGCGGATAGAGCAAATAGACAAAAAGAAATTAGAGCTGAGATTAATAGTGATAATCCTCTTTCTACATTGGAAGTTAATGCTCTTTTAGATGAGGGTGACTTAAACCAACAAATTCAATTATTAAAAACTGAAGTAGAAACTAATTCAAAGTTATCGGCTTATGGCGATGCTGCTGTTCAAAATCAAGCACAGGCAAGAGCTAAGTTAAAAGCTTATGAAAATTATCAAGCAAAATTAAGTGCTTATAAAGCTGAACAAAAAAATGAAAAAGGTTCTATTTCTGAATCAGATACATTTGATGAATTATTTGATGCTTATCACGGTATTCTTGAGGTGTCTGGAAAAAACAAATTAATTAATACTACATCTCAACTTCAGTTTAACAGACAGCAGTTTAATAAAGTTTTTGATTACTTAGCACTTGCTGAAGAAGGTAGGTTTAATCAAGAGTTAATTGATACTATTTTAAATCCTGCGGGTTCTTCTGTTTTTATTGAAGGTCAAGAAGAAATGCTAAAAAGACTTGAAGAAAATAAAGAAGATCATATTCTTTCTGCATTATATGAGTTTGATAAAAAAGCAGTTTCTGATGACATGCTTAATGATTTGTACAACAATAATTTGTTTTTTGATTTACAGGAACTAGATGATTTGTTGAATAAAGGATTAATGCCTCAAGAAATTTTTAACATCACCACAAACGAACTAGCAACTCCAGAACAGTATGAGGCTGCTCAAAAAATTATTAACTCTTACATTAAAAAACTCAAAGGTAAAACCATTACCAATGACAGAACTCAATTAAATAAACAAGGGCGCAAACTAAAGTCTGATAAAAGAACTATTGCTGGTATTTTAAGACAGTACAAAGTCAAATTAAATGAGCCAATTAAGTTGTCATCTCCTGAAGGACAAAGACTTTTAGCTAAATTAATGGCGGCTGAAAATAAGTATTTGACTAAACTAGATAGAGAAATTCTTACTAAGTTGGGTGAGCAAGATGTTACAATTAAATTTGTTAGTGATAACACATTGCCGGTTAAACTCACTGATGATGGTATCTTAGAGTTAGATATACGATTTGCTGGAAGTGATTATACTAATTCAGTAATGTCATTTGAAAATCTTATTGTTACTGGGCTTACTCAACATGCAATTACAGAAAAATTAAAAACAAAAGATGATTTATATTTAGCTGCTCGTAATGCAATGGAGCAAGCTAAAAAAGCATTTGCCAGCGCAAATCCAAGAGCTAATGTAGATGAGTTGTCAGTATTTGAAGATGTAAACATTTTCATGACAGAAGCCATGAATGATTTGCAATTCCAAAAATTTTTAGCAACTGTAGAAGATACAGTACAACCTACAAGTAAATCTCTTTGGTCAACTTTAAGTACGGGAATTGGAGTCATTGTACAAGAAGACATTGATAAAAAACTAGCCAACCGAGTAATTAACATTGCTGCTAAAGCTTTAGATGATTCCATTATAGACAACATATCTGAAAGTAATGAAGAATCAAAAGAAGTAAAACAACAAAGAGCGGCTGCGTCAAAAGAACAAGTAGAGGAATTAAATAAGTTGGCTACTGAGCTAGGTCAGAGATGGAATGTAAATGTAAAAGTTTTGGCTTCACAAGAAGAAGCAGACAAAATCTTAAACAGTCTTCAAGATCCGTTCTATCAAAAGTTTTCTACAATTCTAAATGACTTGCTTTATGATCCATTATACATGGGCTTTAATCTTCAGAAAGGAGTAAATGAAGTTTCTTTAAAAGAACTTCTTATGTCCATTTATAATAATTCAACTTCATTATCTGAGTTAATTGCTAATCTAAAAGAACTTTCTGTTTATCAAACTAATGGTAAAGTAGGAGAAATGGTTGACTGGTTAGTAAATAATGCAGACAATATTGGTGATGGAATTGAGATGGTTAAAAATATTTTCTTTCAAGCAGAAGAAGAAACTGTTGCTGGATTCTATGATGAGAAAACAAATACAGCCTACATTGTTGCAGATGCTGTAAAAGAAAATACTTTATACCATGAGATTTTCTTGCATCCATTTTTAATTAATCTTGAAAAAACTAATCCTGAGTTTTATAAACAACTTGTAGCTGAAGCAAAAGGCAGTCAAGAGATTATTGATTATGTTGAAAAAAATTATGGTACTGAAGACAAAATTGGTTCAAGACAATTTGAACATGAACTTGTTGGTAGAGCTTATGATTTAAGTGTAAGTAATAAATTAAGTGAAAAGAAAGAACCAGGTTTATTCAAAAAGATAGGCCAGTTCATTAAAAGAATGTTGGCTAAAGTTGCTGAGTTTCTTAATATTAGTAAGTCAGACATTGGAAGATTTAATCCAAGAAAAACTACCATTACAGATTTGGCTGAGTATTCAGTAAACAGCAATGTTAAAGTTGATCTTGGTAAAATAATTGAAGCAGGGAAACAAGCTCAATCAACTGAAGCTACACTTAAACCACGAACAAGAAAGAAGACTGTCAAAAGTGTAAGAACCGTTATTGAAGAACAGACTGTAAATAAAGGAGGAGATTTGCTTGTATTAGATAATGCTAGTGAGCGTCCAGATATTTTTGGTGATTTTTTACATCCTGAAATTGTTTTTGGAAATAATTTAGTTATTGCTGAATGGACTGAAAGACTTGTTGATCTTGGTCAAGAATTAGATGATGCAAGAATTACCAATTGGGTTTATGGAAATATCCGTGCTCAAATTGATGGCAGATTAATCATTGATATTACAGCTGAAATTCCTGTGTTTGTAAAGAAAGCATTACAAAACAAAAAAGCTAATCCGCGAGTAACTGAATTGCAAAAAGAAATTGCAGATTTAGATACAAAAATTCAACAGTTAAGTAATCAAAAAAAGATTGCAGCTAGTGCTCCTGCGCCAGTTTCTGCACCAGTAGCGAAAGATCAAACATTTGAAGTACATGTTGGTGGTATTGAAAGAGGATATACGGAGGCATCAGAATCTAAGGATAAAGGCGTTGGGGACATTAGAGGTTTAATTGGTCAACAATCAACAGCACAAGGTATATTAATTACTAAGGGTGCAACAAATAGTGCAACTGAGAATGATAGATTTGTTGTGCTTTATTCTAAAGTAGATGCTAATGGAAATAGGTTATCTGAAGGTACGTCTAATGGACAACCTGGAAGAGATGCATGGGTTACAACATCTGTAAAGATTTCTGAAAACGCTACACAAGAAGAAATAGATAATGCAACTAGGGCAGCAAGAACAAAGATGAATGCAATTTTACCAAATATTATAAATGGTAAATTTGTATTGTCTGCTGTTGACACATCTCTTAATGTTTCTGTTAAAGCTAGACCAAGTGCGGCAGCTCAAGATGATTCAACCGCAGCATTAAAAGAATTTGAAAATGCCAGAGATGTTTTATCATTCTCTAAGAAAAAGTTTCCTGGAAAAAACATGCCGTTGTATCAGTACCTGCGCATGTTGAATAATGTTAAACCTGTTGTTGGACAATTTGCTTACTATATAAATAGAAATAATACATCAGATCCTGTTGTAGAGAAGCTTGGGACTATTACAAGCTTTAACAATAACTCATTTACATTTACTGATGTTAGTGGTAAGTCAGTTACTAGAACACTGGATTTAAAAACTATTGAGTATTCTAATCCGTATTTTTTATTTAGTGAGAATGAAGTAGAAAATGAAGTATCTTATGATGCAGCTGAAAAACTTATTAATGACAAGAAAACACAAAGTTTATCACAACCGAGTGGATCTAAAGCTGATTTAAAATTAAATGTTGAATCAACTACAAAAAATGGTAATGAAAGAATCATTAGTGATGACGCTTCTATAAAAATGGGTGATGAAACCCAAGAACTTAACAAATTAAAAAGATATGGTAAAACTAATTACTATGTTAATAATGGAGTACTTGGTGTAATCATTGAAGGTAGAGATATGTTTGGTAGATCTGGCGGTTCTACTAAAGTAAATGTTAAAGTTCCAGAAAATTTTAATGAAGCTGTTTTTGAAAAACTTGTAGCGGATATTAAATATCCTGGCAATACTACAGTTGCAGAAACAGAAAGAGTCTTAGCTGAGATTAAAGATGCAATTCAAAAATCAATTGGACAAAGCGATCAAGATACTACAAAAATTGATGCAGAAATTGCAGATGTTCTTAAACAAAGAAACGCTCTTCAAGACCAACTCAATGAAGAAGATGACGACATTGTTGAAGAAGGAGAAGAAACTGTTCAGCAAGGCACTAAGAAAGTTAAATTCTTGATGTACAAATCTATTGGAAAAGGTTCAACTGCGGCATCTGCCGGTGAGTGGGTTCCATTAATAGCTATAGGAAAAGCTATAAATGATGAGGGCAAAGAAATAGAATGGTTTGTTAAAGCTTTTCACAAGGGACAAGATCCTAAATTTAATAAATATGGAAGTGTAACATTTGCTGACATAGATAGAGAGCTAAAAATAATGGAACCAAACTTGTTTACTGAACCGGAAAACTGGGTTACTGAACAAATCTCAAGGGACATTGAAGAAGAAACTGTAGTTGAAGAAGAAATCCCAGCAGAAGAACAAGAACCAGAAAATGAAATTCAAGCTGAAACATCTTATCAATCTAGGACTGAAATTTTAGATGATCTTGATTCAGTAAAAAATGAAATTGCAAAACTAGAAGTTGAGTATGATAAAGTCACTGAAGAAATAAACACAGGTAAATTATCATTGATTCAAAAAAGAAAAGCAATAAACAAACAGAATCTTTTAGCTATTGACATCAATGACTTGTATCAACAACTAAATAATTTACAAGCTGGTTTATCTGAAATTGGTGAAGAGGCTGAAATTTTAAATAATGATGCACAGTATGTTCCAGCTTTTGACTACAATGGAAATGAAATAATTTCTAGTGAAACTCCTTGGATGGATATTCCTCAAAGTTTAAGAAATGAATTAGCTGATTTGTTTGGTAAGGCATTGAATAAATTAAATGATGCAGATGTTATTGTAATTAAGGCTGAAATGAAGTCTAATCCTAAATACATTTCTGTTATTTCTGCATTTTCTAAATTAAGATTAGATCAACAAGATACTGAGTTAGGAGCTAAAGAACTAAAGTTAAATAATCAAAAAGTTGAAGATGCTAAGTTGAAATTAAAACAACAACAGCAACAAAATAGAATAGCTGCTCGTCAAGCTAAAAAACAAAAAAGAGCAGCTAGACCAAAGGTTAGTGATGAAGACATTTTAAAAAGTGTTTTAAAGGACTATGATTATTCAATCCTTTCTCCTAAAGAAATTAGCCAACTTGTAGCCAAGCTGAAAGATAAAAGCAACGCCTTAATTGATTTTACAGTTAATGACATTGTAGCATTTATCAACAATAAAAAATTGGTACAAGCTCAGAAAGAACAGAAGCTTGCAGATATAGAACAACAGAAAGAGGAAGCCCGTGTCAATAAACAGATTAAAGGTAATCTAGATTTCTTGATGTTGCCTGTTATACCATTTAAAACTAGCTACGGCAAGGAAATAAAAATGCGTATTCCACAAAATGGAATGGTCAAGTTTATTACTACATATCATCCTGAGATATTTACTTTACCTAGACAAGAATTTTTAGATGCAGTTAATGACATTCTAAAAAGTAGAATTACAGACATTAAGTTTTTTAACACAAAAGATTTTGGGTTTGAAAGAGGATCTAAGACTACACATTTAAAACTTTATTCTTTATTTAGAAAGTTAGAAAAAGAAAAAAAGTTGTATCCTGAAGTGGTTAATAAAATCAACTTAGCTTTATACAATGCTGACAGCAAATTTAGAATTAGAGCTACGCGTTCTGGTAAAAATGCTACTATGTCTTCCATGTATGTTATTCAAAAAGTAAAATCTACAAAAAGAATAACCCCTCCTGGAGCGTATGGTTCAAGTAAAAAGATTTTGGGTTCTTATGAAGTAAACACAGGAAGCCCTTCTGCTTTTGATTTAGAAGTAGCTATTGCTATGTATTTCTTACAGGGGGGAAAAATTAAGCCTAGTGCTTTAGAACAAGTATTTGGAGAAAATGCGTCTGAAGTAAAAGACTGGAAAGGAATAGCAAGTGAAAGTGCTGCGGATTCAAAAGCAAGTTTTGATAGTGCATCTGTATCTATTTTAGAATCACAAAATTTTGATGTAACTACAACTGGAATAGATGGTGCTATGGCGGCTAATGCCCTTGAAGCTTTTTTAATGAAGTATTCAAGTCTATCCAATGCTGTTAGAAATTTAGTAGATCAAGTACAAAGCGATCAATCTAAAGCTGAAGATCAAAATAGAGGAATCAGTAATGAAGAAGCAGATGAAAGATTGTTTTTGCAAGAGCTAGAAGAAAAAGGAATGTCTGCAGATGAATCAGCTGAATATCTTGCTCACTTAAAGTTTTTACAAACTGAAGAAGGTCAAGAAGCATTAGAATCTGAAGCAAAATTATTAGATGAGTATTACAATTCTCAAGAATTTGAATTACTAAATGATGAGTTTACAGGTGATGAAAATGATTTATCAGATGCAGGATCCGAGTTAAAAGAAGTTGGTTCAGAAGAAGAAGACGTTGAAGAGGTTGAAGAAGAAACTGACACAGAATCTATATTTGAAAATAAGGATACAGAAAAACCTGAAAAAACAGAAGTTGATTTATACTTAGATGAATTGGATTCTTTGGCTTCTATTCCAACGCGAGGCGCTTTACCAAATGCAATTGAATATGCTTGGGATAATTTAAATAAGGATAAGAAAACAGATATTGCTTTTGCAGCTGCTGTATTTAGATTAGTAACTAATGGCAAATTTGCTTTTGGTGAAAAAACTGAAAATAGGAATGAGGCAATAATTAGAGCTAAAATATCTGAAGGTCACTACAGAGGAAAGTCTGTTCAAATTAATGGTAAAGTTTATAGAATTGCGGGGTATCAAAAAAGAATGGTAGTGTTGCAAGATGTAAATAACTTGTCTGAGTATTTGAATTTTGAAATAGATGCATTTTTAAATGGCATTGAAAAAGAAGTTCCAGTGAATACTGATGTTGCAAATTTAAACATTGATTCTATTGTGAAAGTCAAAGAATTTGACTATATTAAGAGTGCTTATACTGATATTTTAAATAACTTTACTACCTATATGGGAGAGGCTAATTCATTATCAGAAGATAAACTCATCTCCAGTTTGAAAGAAGAAACAACAAAATGTAAAACATAACTAGCATGAATATTTGTATTACTCCGGAGTCAATTAAATTATTTGGTTCATTCATAAATAGAAAATTAGGCGAGAGGTTAACAAATGACAAATCAGGTGAAGCATTATTGAATGAATTGTTCAATGATGCTTTAACTGTTTTTAGTGGAAATGGATTAACCGCAGATAGAAATAAAGAATTGGTGCTTCAACACATGAGCATTATTCCTCAGATTGTATTAAAACACACCTCTGACAATCCAAAATTAACAAATGCAAAGTCACTACCTCTTTTTAGAGATCTTGCTTTACAAGTGATGAATGCGGCTGAAGATGAAAGCACAAACAAATTCCAAAATGTTATTGATAGATTTGGAGGATTTATTGGAAACAACAGTGATGTTGTTGTTACAGAAGAAGATCCGCTGGATAGATTTGAAGCAGTATCTATGGAGTTGGCTAAGACTAGTAATCAGGAGGCCATTTATAATCCAATTTTAAATAGTTATGCTGAAAACATTTTAGATCCAAGAAAAGAATTGGAGTTTAAGGTTGCTCGGAATATTCTTAACAAGCAAAATGCGGCAGCTTTAAAATTTAAAATTACTACACTTGGTGCAATTCAAAGTGAACAAAACTTTGATAACACTACAGGAACTACAGATCCAAACTTGCCAGTATTAATTTTAATTGATTCTAACAACAATGTAGCAACTTTTGATTCTGATGGTAACTTAAATAAGGATGGTAAGTTTGTTGCATTTACTGTAAAAACAAATAGAGAAGCTTTACAGTATCAAGAAAGAATGATTGCGCAAAGTTTGATACAATCAGGAACAGTTGAGTTACAAGCAAAAGCACAAGCAAAAGCACAAGTTGATAAATTTGTTAAATCTTTTGAAGCATCTTTAACTAAAGCTAAAGCAGGTACTACTGTGTTTATGAATATTGACTTATCAAGAAGTTCAATTGGTATAATTGCTTTAAATAGAAATATTCAAACACCACTTTCAGAAGTATCAAATATTAGTACATCTGCGGCTGATGGGCTTACTACATTAAAACAATCACCTCAAACAAATCAATTTTATCCTGTATTAGCTGTACAAAATACTAACAAAGAAGAAAGAGTTTTTGGAAAACCTTTATCAACTTTAACAGAAGATGAGTTAGAATTGTTGCACCATATTTTAACTACTCCTGAACTTAAAATTAAAGACAGAGTTGTTTCAGATAAAAATGCTAATGGGTTAAGAAAAGATCTTATTCATTTTTTTATTGATAGTTCTAATTTATTAAAAGGTAAAACATGGCTTAATAATCCATTTGAATATTTCTATGAAGGGACAGGCAAAGATAAAGTAATGATGTTGCGTTTTTTAAACCAAAAACCAATTGAAGCATCTTCTTTGACTTTAGAAAAATTAAAAGAATGGACTAATGCAAAATATGGAAAACCTGTAAACCGTAAATTAAATGCTGAAGAACCTACTCCAAAAAAATCATTAGAGGAAGCTTATTTGGGTAAATACTATACAGATGCTGATGGTAACTTATTTGAGGCTGCTGGATTAAGAAGATCTTTTGCAAATAGAACAGGTGCTTCTATGAATGATTTAATTTATATAGTTCCAACTAAATTAGAAAATGGTG